CATCCCCCGGAGCACGTTGAACGCATCGGTGCGCATGTCGAGATGTGCTTGCTCAGACTGCTCCGTGTACTGTTCGCAAGCCGCACACGGTTGGCCCGCCCGGTCAATGCATGAATGGTCAGCCACGATATTCTCCTTTCGCTTTCTGTATCACCTGCGCAATCTTGCAAGGCAACTCGTTCAACTCTCGAATATCCTCGGCCCGCAGAGAACTTGCACTCCAATTGAAATGATCCAGCGCATGGCCTATGGCAAACAGTTGAAACGCCTCTTCCAGCGCTGCCAGCATTTCAGGTGCCGCTGCTATGAGCTTGGCATTGGCTTCCATTTCTTTCTCGATGGCACCGACCGAGTGATGCCAGCACGTGACGATCTCAATATCACGATTCCGCACCACTCGCTGCCCGTTGCGATCCAGATCACCGACTGCCCACGGTCCCGGCGTGTGCTGTGTTGTTTCAGATACGGGCTTTTTCAGTACCGCTGCTCTCGCCTTCGCTACTCGATTCGCTTTCATCATTTGCTAAACGCCCCTTTCAGTAATCCGTTTCCTCTGTGCTCCAGATTCTCACTCCCGCGATCACGCACTCGGCTTTCCCGGCATTCACTGCATTGCGTATCGCCGACTCGCACGGCGTGAGAAACTCTCTCGGTATCTTCATGGCATCGACAATTTCGTAATGCCATTTGGTCCGCAGTCTCACACCCGCAACTTTCGGCGCAGACTTCCTCACCTCGACTTCTTCCACAACCACTGGCGCGGCCATTACCTGTTTAGCTGCTTTGGCTTCTCCTGCGCGTCTCAGTGCCTCCGCTGCTTCCTTGCGATCTCTCTCGGCTTCCGCTTGCAACTTGGCTTGCAGCGCCTCGGCTTCAGCTTTGGCTTTCTGCGCCTGTATCTGTCTGTACCTGCGGATGGCATCGTCAACCGCTGTCTCGGCCTCGTATGGAATCGCGAGTGCCTCTTTCTCTTTGTCACACAGCGCTGTGTGCGCGGCTTTGGCTGTCCGCTTCAGTGGCGCGAAGAACTCAGTAATCGAATCGATCAGTTTCCCCACGCCTCGGCCAAACTCAATCGCCTCTTCATAGCTCTGTACGGATGTGACTTTGATTCCTTTGGCTTCCTGTACCAGCGATAGCCCTTGTTTGCGAAACTTCGATTCGGTTACCGCTAAATCATTCGTTGCCACTGCCATATCGTGACGCCTCCTATGCGTCGAACCAACTAAACGCTTCATCTGATTCAAACCACACACACAGATGCATCGGCCACGATGCACTGAGCCTCAGCTTGACATCTTCAAACGAGCACCATGTGCTATCTGGTACGCTAATCCACTGCCCCCCTGACTCCTGCGACCTGCACAACCACCCGTACCCAGGGGGAGCCATGCGGACCTCGACCACACATGGTGCCACTTCTCCCGCGCCAATCAAATCGCCCAGTGGCAGCACTGTCCTTGCCCGCAGCTCAGCAATCGCTCTCAGCTTGCCCAGATGTTCACCCAGCTCGAAATAGTCTGCTTTGATTTCCGGCGGCATACTCCGATTACTCCTTTCGATCTTTGACCTGCTTCAGCCATTCAACCTCTCGATCTTTTGCCCATTCAGGCAGTCGCCAATTGGTCCCTTGGATAAATCCAGCCTTACCTGTTGGCAGCGGCAACTGTTCTCGATCAGTGCTGGTACTGTTCAACCACAGACAGAATTTCACTCCGACCAACGTGCCTATGCCGAATCCCAAACTGAATACCGCGAATACAAAAACTGTGCATAACGTTGTCATTGTCAGTCCCTCCGAGTCAGTCTCCGTCTCCATCCTTGAACAGCCATTCAACCGCACTCAGTAGCAATCCCGCTAATCCCAGCACTGCCAGCACCACAACCACGATCACCACCACTACCAGTACATACTCAATCACGATATTCACCGTCATGGGGTTCATGGGATGCACCTGTCCTAGCTCACTTTCACTTCCCGCAGCTCACAATGATCGTGTGATCCACGCCCGTCGGTCGCACCGTGGCGTCTCCGCCATTGAGACATTCCACGCGCAACTCACCTGCGTACTCGCCGCCCTCTGTCTTGCTCAGTCGATACACGGATGCATCCGGCAGACTCTTCTTGACCACGACCACGAACTCATCCCCGCGAATCAACACGGTCAGCGCTACTCCCATAACTCCCAGCCACCAGACTATCGACAGCACCGCGATTGAATCCCCGATCAGCTTGTACGTGGATGGTTTCATAACGTCCTCACAAATTCTTCCACACGGTCGAACTCATCCGCGACCAGCGTCAATGTCTCCCTGTGCTTCGCTTGCTCCTCGGTCGCTTCATCCATGCGGTCTGCATCTGTGACCTTGCCAATTGCCACTCGCACCAATTCAGCCAACACACTTGGCTCTAGCGCATCCAGCTCCCACGACTCCCCGCCGAACTCAGCAATGTACGCATTCGCCCGTGAATCCGTGATCTTTGCCGGATTAGGTGGCGGCCCGTACTGTTCAACCTGATCCATGTTCAGCGCCAGTCGCTCAAACTGCAAATTCATTCCCGTGAATAGTTGTAGCCTGTCCACGATGTCTCTGCTCATGTCCTTACCGCTAGGATCGTGGTCGCCAAAATGGAAAATCACAGGCGTCTGTCGGTCGCCAACTGGCCCGATCTTGTTGCGCTTGTACTTCAGCAATCTCTGCGCCGCGACCCACATCTCAGATTGACTCGTATATCCTCTACAGCTAAACAGTGGCACATCCAATTCCTGGCACACACGCTGAAACACTCCGACCAGTGCGTCTTTCTCGATCCATACCTCTGGCCGATACTTCTGCCCGTTCCATCTGTCGATGTTGAATTGCTCCGCGCACGCACTCACGATCTCGCTTGGATCAGTCCAGTGTGACAACGTTCTCAGCTCCCGCGTGCGATCCACGATGGCGTCCCAGTCGATCATGCCCGCCAACCGTCCATCATTGATAACACTGCCAAGATTCTTATAACTCTTGAGAGTGTTTGGAATGATATCCCTGCTGACAAACTGGTAATACAACTGCCTCAGCGTCAGATCGAATCCCTGCGCTTGGTACTCGGCGATAATCTGATTGGCAGTGGCAATCAGCGCCAGCGTCGGCGGACGAAAGTTAAAATCCTGATACTTGATCTTCGGCATCACGCGCCAACTCTCTGCCAATGCCGCTCACAATAACACTGGCCTGACTCCACTCCCACCACCACCGCTGCCTGCATACACATCTCTCCATCTGCTAATCCATCCAGACTCTCTGGCCCCGTGTAAGCACATAGCAACGCCGCGAACACCTCCCCCGCCAGCACTCCATTCCTCGCCACTGGGCACCACGCCCATCTCCCCTGTGCATGCGCGTATCTCGGCGCATAGCAGCACGCGCACAGCGTATGATCGACATGCCGCGCCGCCACCCGATCAACCACTCCAGAGATAAGCTCAATCGTGCGCGTCAGCGGAATATACTGAACCATCAATTCTTGTTCCCTGTCCATTGAGCTAGCCTCCAGTTGCGAATTTAACCGATCGTGCCGACTTCAACTTCCCGCGCATCAATTCGTCATATTCCCGTCTACATTCCCGCTCATTGGCCCGCAGCATCTCTCTTAAATCGCTTAAATCTCCCCAGCAGTGCCGCGTGCAGCAGTGGACCTCGGGTAGTGTTTTCCTGCCGCATGTCTCTTTTCGCAAATGCCCTTCAGAGTTAAAACACCTACCCTGACACTGTGGGCATCTAGCCTTGCATGGATGGGACTCCGCTAGGTTCATGCGCCGGCCTGCGTGGTCTGCATCCGGTTAATCAGCTTGTCAATACTCTCGCTGGTCAATGCATCGCCGTGTTCCAGCGCAATCCCGGCATAATCCAAAGGAATGCCTTCTGTTTCCGTCATGTTGTCGGTGACCTCGGCCTGCCACATCCGCAATGCAGCCAGAACCGTGTCGTATTCTCGCTTTGTCAGTTTGATAGCTATGCTCATCGAAATCACCTCATTCCTGTCAATCCCAGCCCGCTGTATCGATAATTCCGCCTGTACCCTTGCCGGACTACCTGCCAAGTGGTTCCACGATGCGCCAAGCAGACTGCTCGCTCTCCCGCCGCCAGCGTCAAACTCGAATCCGTAACTGGTCTGCCGCAATACCGTGCGCGGCCTCGGAGCATTCCCGTTGTCTCCCATGAGACTTGCCACTAATGCCCATCGACTCCCGACCGTGAACATGCGTTTCAATTCCGCTCGGCTGATCCGAGTCTCACTCTTTACCGCTGCAACTCCCAGCGCTATTTCCAATGTGCTCGGTACCGTGACAATCGTTTTCATGAGTCTCCCTCTTTTCACAGGTCAAAAAGTATTTTGCCTAACGTGGCGTCGTCCATTGCCTGAATTCGTTCCCGCTTGATCGCATCTGACAATTCCGTCTCCAGTTGGAACATGCGGGCATTCAAGCTGTACACTTCGCCAGACAATCCGCCATTCATGCAAGATATACGGCGAACCCCTTTGGCTTTCATCTCGCGGCGAGTATCCCGAATCTGTTTTCTGATATCTGCGCTGGTCATGCTGTCCACTCCTAAATCAATTTGTGTTTATTCAGTACCCCAGGTTCCGTCGAATCTTTCCGACACGTCCCCCACGCCATGAACCACGCGCGACCGTCGATATCACTCGCTTTCAAACACACTTTCCGCTCATCTGCCAGCGCCGCGCCGTGTGTCCGATACGGCCCTGCCATGAGAAACACTCTGCCGCTATCGTCGATGCACGATACGTAGTATCCTCCGACCGGCGGGCAATCTTCAGGCGTGCACACGTGTACGCGGTTGTCTGTGAGTGCTTGTGCTTTGCTCCCAGGTGCGAATCCTAGTCCAGATGACGTTGCCATGACTCATGCTCCTTCGCATTGCGCGTTAGGTGCGCGTCCCAAGTGTGCTACGGGATACTGGTACTAATTGTCCTGCCAATCCAATTTCTGCCCGCATCTGACGCACTTGTAATCTGTGTCATCGTAATCGGGGTGTTCCGCGTCATAGCCGAAACAATTCCCGCGTCCGTCCGGACCTTCGCCAGTCTTGGACACATCCCCGAATAACCGTTCGGCTGTGGCTTCGGTTGGATAGCAATCCTTGCAGTAGTCGCGCGGATCGTTTCCAGAGTCATAGATTCGTGGCATGTGCGTTGCTCCTTTTCGAGTGGAATTCCTGCTTGTCTATCGCCGTGCCCTTTCCAGATCGTCCTCGCTGGCAACTTCCAATGAATCCCCGCAATAATCGCAAACCGTCTTGTCGATGGCGTCAGTGTCCCATCCAAAGCCTAGCGGCTTCAGCTCGGCATGCGTACGGTTGAACGCATCGCGGCAGTCACGATCCGGACAAAAGAAGTAAACCCGGCCATTCGCTTCCAATTGGCCGTCTACGCCAATCGGTTCCATTTCGTACAGCGCTGGTACTGATCGCATTCGCGTCATAAACCTGTAACCTCCCATTCGTTATTAATCGTTAACGAATCGAACTCTGCCCGCACTATGCTCCCTGCCAGTAATCTTGTCAAGCTAAATCGCTAGTACTCTCTATCGACTGCTCGCGACACTGCCACTGCTACTCCCCTACCACTGCCACTATCCGCCCTGTGCATCTACCACTCGCCGCACTATGCATCTTAGTAATGCCAGATACCCACCTGCCAGATGCATCAAACGCAAGGCAGATTGTTAACGATTAGCACCCGTCATCAACCTGCCCTGCCTATGCCGCAACTGTACTCGTTAACGATTACAGCAATCCCAATTCCCGCGCATCCATACTCGAATTGTCTCCCTGTGCAAACGTTAACGTTCTGTGTTCAGGGAGACCAGCGGACACTTCGAGTAACACTTCGAGCGCTTGCGATTTCAACCTGTCGCCCGTGCCAGTGACAGCATTCTCCGCCCGCGCCTGAGCTTGACTATACCCAGCATCCATGCGGCTCTCAGTGATACGTGCATTGCGAAAGTGATCCGTGTACTCAGTGACCGCATTCAGCAGATTGTATGCCGTTCCACGAATGCTGGGAAACGCATCCTTATCGTTTGACTCATACAACGCGAGCACATCTGCGAGCAAGTTCTCACGTTTCGTAGTGCTCGCCGCAGAGACCGTATCAGCGTCTTTTGGCTTGGGAAACAACCTGTCCAACGCCATGACCATCGTGTCCCGAGTGAGTCTCCGCGCGGCCAGCGTGTTCAACTTGTCTTCCAATCGTTTCGCGTCCATCGCGACGCCGGTCAATGCCTGCTTTGCCCTGTCCAATCGCGCATCAGCATTCCGAGTGTGTTTGACACGGAAGCATGCACCTTCGTCAGACATTGCAGCACTAAGTGTGTTCTGGCATACCACGCGCACACTGGAGAGTTTAGCGGTATGCGCCATCGACCCGTCGTGAGACGTGGCGAATACCAGATAGGTTTCGCTCTTGTCCACGCCAGCGACAGTAATGTCAGCCTTAGGCACTCGCACTGCGCACCAAATGCGCGCGCCATTACCCAATGCACCCGCGCTGTCATAGTGTGACCCGCCATTCGCCTCCAGCAATGCATCGACAAACTGAAAGTGTTGATCGTTCTGCCGGATCGTGAATCCCTCGCCGACTGTACCGAGTTCTGCCATGTCTGAGTCCCGATAGATCGTGTAGGACTTAGTCGGGACCACTTTGCCCATGGGGTTCCGTGCGTAGTTCTGTTGCTTGGTCACTTGCCAGTTGAGCCCTGCCAGTTGCATTGCTTCCGTCCAAGAGACCGCGCCGTCCACTCTCTGCCCTAACTCATGCCATGCGGCCTTTCTATCCCCCACTACAAACATGCAATCCTTGCCAGTTGAATCACGGTAGATGTTATGCGCCATAGAGTGCTCCTGTCATGTAACTACCTGTGCGGCAGAGTAGGTGCGCCGCGCCACCGATTGAACAACTAATGATGCGCATATGCGAGTGTCAATGTATCGTGACACGATATATGCGCACGATAGGTGCTCTAATCGCGGTCATCCCACGCGGCAGGCCCGCAGTCGATGTACCGCGCGTGCTGCTCATCTCTGCTAGCAATGGACTCGCCGCGCGAATCACGCGGAGTCTCAGCGCATGACTTGCACAGGCCGTCATGCGTGCGGGCGTATTTTAGGTTGGTAACGTGGCCACACTTTGATTCAATAGTGAATCGGCCGATAATGCGATAACCTTGGATGGTTGCCATTGCCTCTAATCTCCTGTGCTCCGAGATATACAGCCAGACAACTATGCGCCTAATCGTTAACGAATGTCAAGCATAATCGTTAACGAATACGAAAATAGTTATCCGCATACACTGGCACGCATACTATTAGTACTGTGCATGGTGCGGATGGCGGATGGCGGATGACTCCCTGTGCTTGCCAGTGCTGGCAGTGGCAGATACCATGACTCGCTGTACAGCTAGGCAGATGCATAGGTGCATCCACTGGTCTACCGCTCATTCGCTGTACAAGCAGTGGTAGTGGCAGACCTGCCGAGCAAAGGGTGCCCCTACCCCTCCGCGAGTACCCGATGGGCAATTGCTGGACTCTCATACGTCTTGCTCAAACCGCTATTATTCTTTTAGTTATTCTGGGTGAATATTTTTTATTCTTGACACGGCCATTATCCGCGTGTACTCTGGCTGCACTGAGTTATTCAAGTTGAATAAGAAATCGAAATCTCGATTTAACGGTGTGACAGTCGGTGTGTCGGTAGGTACAGCCGTCGATGCGTCGGATAGCACGATTACCGATGTGGGGATTGTCACGTTACTGGAGCAACGGAGAGGTGGCAGCAGCCGCAGGAAATTCTGGAGGGATATCATTGCCGCGACCGGCATGAAGTTTTCGTACTCGCATCTGGCGAATATTCTGACTGGCAGACGCCCGCCGAATGATGTCGTGTTGAAGTTTCTGGGGATCGAGCGGGTGGAAGGTTACCGGGGAGTGAGTGCGAAATGATCATCCGTCCCGAGGACAATCGAGCGATGTACGACGCGATCTGGGGTCGGGCAAGGTTCGGAGGGAATGCTAGGCAGCGGCGAAAGATCAAGCGTGCGCTGATGCGGCGAGTAGTAGCGGCGGGGAAAGTAGTCGAGCATCAGATTGAGCACTTTTTTGATGAGAGTCCGGTGCAGCGGAAGATCAGAGAGCAGTATGCAGAGGGAAGCGCGAAATGACCGATGACTACAACCGCAAAGTAGCACTTGCATACGCGCTGACTCAAGCCATGGAGTATTGGGAGCGCCGCGCGGATGATCTTAGAGTGAGTGTGTGTAATGACCCGACGAGCGCGCTCACCGATGACTGGTCGCTGCTCGGGCCGGATGTGATGGAAGCGGCAGTACGGGCGGTGGCGCGGGCACGGTTACTCCGCAGACATCGATTTCAACGCCAACGCCTACGAGCGCACGATCCCAGTGAGTGACCGATTCTACAACGAACTCATGGAGTATCTGCATCCGACAGAGCGCTGGGTATCGGCGGATGGACGAGTAGGACTGGTATTGTACGCGCCGCCGAATAAGCGGCTGATGTTTGTGCGGGAGGGGCGATGAGCATAGGCAGGCACGGTCCAAGGTATAGCCGGAGGGCGGAGCGCCACGCTCCTGATGGCGATGCCAAGTTGCGCGCTATGCTCATGGATGCGGCGCGCACAGCACTGCTCAAAGCCGCAGAATGGTGTGAGCACGGCGAGTGGGGATGGGCGTTGGTAATGACGGAGCAGGCCGAGGCACTGTTGAAGTCGGCGAAGGCATTGGACTGATGGCTGGCAAACTCAAATCCGAAATATCCGACTCGGCAGAATGGCGCAGAGCCAACCAGCAGAAGATCGAGGCAGCGGTCGATAGCGTCAAGAAATATCACGATGCGCTATTGTCCGAGTACGACAACTGGGACAATCCGGATATCCAAGCGGCGAACTTTAGGCAGATGATCAAGGGGATGAAGATCCTGATCGACAGTTGGACATGGTTGCACTCGCATTATCATCACTTCCAGAAATATCACGCGGCGGACGCGGATGCGTTTATGAGCGGCATGTGCTATATCGGTGTGCAGTGCGTCGAGTGTGAGTTCTCGCGGTCGCAGCAGAGAGCGGTGGACGAGAATGCAGAGTTGACGAGAGTCGGAGGGGCGGAGTGACTGATGCTCCGACCATCCCCTCCACCGATCCCCGCACTGTGCCCTGCCCGAAATGTGGCGCGGACGCCACGGAGTCGAATGCAATGATCTACTGTGGCTCGTGTAAAAGGCGGTATGGATTGATCGAGAGGCCGACTGAATGAAAAGGAAAAAGTTATCTGAACAAACGCGCATGCTTGCCGAGGAGCATTCATGTAAAGAGCAGCAACGCATCGAATATCAGTTTAGGCAACAGGCGATTGCGTTGGCAAAAGAAAGATTACTGCGTGCGGTCAGGTGGATTGAAAGGGATTACATAACGTGGGGACTGGTAGACGCGCGACACGCAGTTGCCATGCTGGATGTAGCGCTCACTACGAGTGTGAGTTTTGGGAAACGTAAATGAAATTGAACCTGCGCTACCTGGACATCGAGACGCTCCCGCAGATAGGGATGATCGACGTGCGGATTGGATGGGCGAGCGGTCGGCGATGGTGGTGGGTGGTGAGTATGCGGGTGAAACGCAGAGTACCAGTGAATCATGTGGGTTTGAACGTGACGGATGTGACACACGAAGGCGCGATCGTTGGCATATCGGCTACGGGCGCGCCTATCGAGTTCGTCCGCAAGTCCACGTACTCGATCAGGTTGATCATCCATCCGAACGGCGGCAATGCAATGCAGATGGTATGCGATAGTTGCGGGGCGAGCTATCCATTCAACTGGTCGATGATGAAGTTCACGCCATGCGCGTTCTGTGCGGTGCGCAGACAGAGTGGCGTGCAGGTGTCACTGGGCAAGTGGTCGTGGGAGAGACTAGCGGAAGTGTAGGAGTCAATGATGCTGAGAGTAATGCAAATCACCGAAGACGAGTGGTCGTTTATCTGGGCCAAGATCGCGCCGATGAGTCGTCGATCCGCTGAATGGATTGGTACTGACAATGTCATCCTTAACGACGAAGAGGGTCCGATCCTATTGACGATTGGCCGAGTGGAGGTAATCCGGGATATCGCGTCCGCTCCGGTCAAGGTCAAGAGGTGGCTCGACAAGTTTAAGCAGTCGTCTGTGCAGTATGACGGAGCTGGGAACTTTGTTCCGAAAGAACGTGCACAGTGAAATTGATCGAGTTGCGCGTATTCAATTCCGGATCACCAGTGTTAGTCATAGCCGACGCCATCGCAATGGTAGGCTCCATGCCGGATCGCGGCGAGAACGGTATGCGCGTAGGCACCGGTGTGCATGGATTCGTGCAACTGGTCAGCGGAAACAGTGTCGAGGTCCGGGAGTCCTACGAGAAGATCATGGAGATGATCATGTGCGATGAGAAGGTGTGTACGGACAGGCATAGCAAGTGACTACTCTCGCCAATCGGAACTGTATACTGTGCGGTACTCCGATGATCGTGGGTACGTGGCTTATGTATGGCTGGCTGACCAGTGAAGTAATCGGGATCACCTGCCCGCGCAAGTACTGTGGCCAGAATATGATCGAGCGGCAAATCTACGACCGTCGGCGTAACGATCCATTCTGTTCGTCAGAGATCACGGTCTATAGGAGATTCTGCGGACTGTGAAGGCCAAAGTTAAATCCCGATTGCTCTACGGTCGGCATCACGTCATGGCGATGACAGGTGAGATATGCGTGGACTGCGGCAGACCAAGGCAAGCGGTGATGCACATCGGCAGGAATCGTCGGATTGTGCCAGCAGCACCAGTGACTACTGAGTCTTTCGACTGGTGGTATCGGAGCATGCGGCGGTCGGTGATGGGAATGGCGGCACAATCACAATCACAATGAGCACTGGACTCCATATCGCGGACAACCTGACGCTGCCACTCGACGCGGTGACTCAGACCTTTGCCATTCTCGGTATTCGCGGTTCCGGCAAGACCAACACCGCCGTGGTGATGATGGAGGAAATGCTCAAGCAGTCCCAGCAGTGCGTGGCACTGGACCCGACTAACGCCTGGTACGGGATCAGGTCGTCGCGTGATGGCAAGTCCGATGGATTCAAGGTCTACGTGTTTGGCGGACCCAATGGGGACTTGCCGCTCGAAGGCACGCACGGCGCGATCATGGCGGACTTCGTGGTCGAAACAGGCGCGAGTGTGGTATTCAGCCTCCGCCACCTGTCGATGAATGATCAACGCCGATTCGCTATGGAGTTTGGAGAGCGCCTGCACTTTCTCAAGGGCAAGCCGGAGAACAGGACGCCTCTCTGTCTGTTTCTCGATGAAGCCGACGAGTGGGTGCCGCAGCGCATACCGAAAGGCTATGAGCGGATGTTCGGGGCGTATGACAGGTTGGTACGCCGTGATCGCAACTGTGGCCTAGGCGTGGTGCTCATCTCGCAACGTCCGCAAGTCGTCAACAAGGACACGCTCAGCCAGATTGAAACTCTCATCTGTCATCGACTCCTGCATAAACTGGATCGCAAATCCGTCAAAGAAGCGTGGGTGGAAGGTCACGACATCAAGGGGAAGTCCGAGGAGTTCTTCGGGGCACTGGCGAGCTTAGGAAAAGGCGACACATGGGTGTGGTCGCCCGAGTGGTTGGATATTTTCAAGAAGGTCCATGTGCGCCAGCGGGAGACGTTTGACAGCAGCGCTACACCGAAGGCCGGCGAGAAACCGAAGGTAGCGCATCGCTTGGCCGAGGTGGATCTGGGCAAGTTGAAGGAGCGGCTGTCGGAGACAATCGAGAAAGCCAAAGCCGATGACCCGAAAGCGCTGCGGCAGGAGATTGCGCGGCTGCAAAAGGAATTGAAGCAGAAGCCGGATGCGCAACACACTGTTGAGAAAGTCGTCAAGGTGCCCGATCTGGATGCGATCCGCGCCGCGATTGCCTCCCGCGATGAGGAATGGCTGATGTCGGTGATGACATTTCGGAAGAAGATCGGCGAGACTCTGGACAAATTGGTGTTCAACGCACCGGGCAAGGCGAGACTGAATCCGAAGTCGTCTGTAGATGAGAAGTTCAACCGTCCTATCGCCATGGATCGCCTGATGGCGCCGTCGTCAATTGCTAAGGCAGTCAAGGCGATTAGTGAGCCGTTGTCGTCGAATGGCCACGGCAAACTCCCTGTTGGCGAACGCGCCGTGCTCATTGCTGCCGCTCAGTTCAACGGCGTAGAAAAGCAACAGTTGATCACGTTGACTGGGTACGCTCGTCGCAGCCGGGACGCATACGTGTATCGTCTAGCAGAACGCGGGTATGTGAGTGTCAGTGGTAATGTCGTGTCCCCCACGGAATCCGGTATCGCCGCGCTTGGCCACGACTATGAGCCCTTGCCGACCGGAGACGACCTGTGGAAGCACTGGCAGAGCAGGCTACCCGAGGGTGAACTGCGGATTCTGAGTGTGCTCATGGATGCGGGTCGAAGCGAACCGATCAGCAAAGACGCGCTGATGACAAACACCCAGTACGCTCGGCGATCCGTGGATGCGTATTTGTATCGTCTGTCGGCCAAGCGACTGGTAGAAGTGGATCGAGGGCAGGTGAGAGCCAGCGAGGAGTTATTCGGATGAGTGTTGATGATCCTAAGAGGCTAATTTGCGGCTCCGTGACCGACGCGCTTTTGAGGGCCGTTGAAAATGCGGATTCCATGAAAAACGTCCTCATCCTGTCATGGCAAAAGACCAAAGGCTGCAAGATGTTCTCGGACGCCGCGATCACAGTCTCTGAGGCCAACATGCTGCTCGATGTGTTCAAACATCATCTGGTTTCCGGTGATGAGTAAATTTTCTCTCTGCGTTTACGATTTTATTCACGTCCACAACCGATAATCTGCTAAAAGGAAAGTATGTCCGCCAGTGCGCCTGTCATCGCGTTCACGACCACCTGCAAGAATCGACTCTCTCATCTGTACAAGACCCTCCCTCAGAACATCGCTGACAACGCGGACTACCCAAATGCTAGATTCATCGTGCTCGATTACGGGTCTGACGACGAACTCTCGTACTCCTGTCCATGCGCTGGCGATCCCAAACTGAGCGTGTACAGTTATCGGAGCAGTGATCAATTTCGCATGAGTTTTGCTAAGAACATGGCCCATCGCTGTGGCATCCTCGAAGGCGCTGACATCCTCGTCAACGTGGACGCCGACAACTTTACTGGGCTGGGATTTGCATCGTACATCGCCAGACAATTCGCCGAGCAGCCACACTCGTTCCTTTGGGCCGGGATACTCAAAGGACTCGGTAAGCGATACAGAGGTTGCGGCGGTCGAATCGCACTCGATGTCAACGCGTTTCTGAAATCCGGCGGCTACGACGAACGCTACGACACCTGGGGACCGGATGACAAGAATCTCACCGCGAGACTAGTCCGTATGGGCTACGACCCAGTGCAGATCGACAGACAATATCTCCAGTCCATCCCACACTCAGATGGTGTGCGCTTCCGCGAGTATCCGCATGTCATGGTCAGCGGTGGCGAGGACGAGATCGAAGCGCAGTCAGTCGAGTCGTCGATTGCCAACTATGGTCGAGTGGGCTGCGGTACGGTATACCGTAATTTCTCCTCCACCCCGATCGAACTAGGCCCAGTGCCTACCAGAATATTCGGTATCGGATTGCACAAGACCGCGACGAATTCTCTGTGCAAAGCTCTGACCGTGCTCGGCCTCGACTGCATCCACTGGCGGTCAGCGAAAAAGGCCAGACAAATCTGGCGCAATCCGGGAGTGCTAGACCAGCACTACGCGGCAGTCGATCTGCCAATCCCACTCATGTACAAGGATCTGGACCGGCGCTACCCCGGTAGCAAATTCATCCTCACCATGCGCGAAGAAGGCAAGTGGCTTGAGTCCGTGATGAATCACTGGAGCTACGACCGCAACCCGTATCGCGCGTCGTGGGATACGGACTGTTTCACGCATCACATTCACACAAAACTATACGGTCGGCATGACGCGGATTTCGACGCGATTGCGATGCTCAACCGCTACCGGCAGCACAACGCAGAAGTCAAAGAGCACTTCGCTGACCGCCCGAACGATCTCTGTGTTATGTACATGGATGGAGAGTACGGTGATGGTTGGCGGAAGCTCTGTGGTTTTTTAGGAGTGCGCGTCCCGAGATCACCGTACCCGTTTGAATTTCAGACTTCCAAGGAGACAACGTAATGTCACTACCCGCACCATACCGTCACACCGATGGACGCACACTGCATCTGGGACTGCAACCAAGCACGCCCGATCCACGCGATCTCAAGTTGTCTAAGTACACAGCGGCACTGCCTCCACCGCCAGCGGAAGTCGACTGGTATGGCGATGTGACCGACTTCGGGCAAATGTACAACGATACTCTGGGCGACTGCACAATCGCGGCATACGGGCACGGTGCGCAGATCGCCACACTCAACACTCCGACTGGCATGCAGACTCCTCCCGATGACCTGATTCTCAATCTCTACGAAAAGTCCTGCGGGTACATCCCCGGTGACCCCGCTACCGACAATGGCGGCATCATCAACCACGTGCTCAACTATGCCCGCAAGCACGCGATGGGACATAAGCACACGCCGGACTTTCATCGCAAGTTTCCACTACTCGCGTATGCCGCGATCAACCCGAGTGACACTACCACTGTCAAGCAGGCGATTGCTTTGCTGGCGACAGTGGACATCGGACTCAACCTGCCGATCACATGCCAAGCGCAAATCGGCGGCGTCTGGGATGTAGTGGGCGATCCCCAGACTGACGCGGACTCGTTCCCGAATAGTTGGGGTGGGCACAGCGTAATCACCGGCGCGTACAACTCGACCGGGCCGATTGCCATAACGTGGGGTGCACAGCAGCAGATGACGTGGCGCTTCTGGTCGGCATACTGCACCCAGAGTTTCGCGCTGCTGTACTCGGCATGGCTGGAACATTTCGCTTCCAGTCAACCGGGGATGCTGGCGGCACTACTGGCTGATCTGGCGGCGCTCTGAATGTCCGTGTCTAGTATTCAGTATTCAGTGTGTCACTTTTAGCTCACACGCATCGCCGGGAGTATGCTAAATAGTTGATCGGAAGAATCCGAAGGAGTACCAATATGAGTAAGAACAAACATCGCAACTGGAACGAATCTAAGGAGAACACAACCATGAGCACAGAGCCAGTGACACCTACGCCGCCCACACCTCCGACAGCCTCCATCTCGGCCTCTCCCAACCCGTCGCCAACTCCCGGCGGCACTGTCATCCTCACTTGGTCCACGACCAATGCTGTCTCCGCTGACCTCAGCAATGTTGGCCCGGTGGCGATCGAAGGCACACAGTCAGTGTCACCGACAACCTCGACTAACTACACTCTGAAAGCCATTGCCGCAGACGGTAGCTCTCAGACTGCCACAGCCACAGTAGTGGTCACTGGCACCCCCGTGCCTCCCGCACCCGAGCCGATCACGACTCCAGCCGGGGCGGTTGCTCAACTCCAAATCGACATCATGGATGACGTAGTGGCGACCAAGGGTGCACTGAGCAGTGTCGCGGCGCAAGCACGCACCGAGTACGAAACTCTGAGCGAACCAGCTCGTGGCCGTCTGCATCAGGCTCTGAACGACATCGAGACGGCATTCAACGTATCACTCGGTGGAATCCACACTTTGTTCGGCGTGAAGAAGTAACACTCAGTCAACGCGCGACCGGGGCTGCGCATCGGCAGAACGCAGACACTTTGATGTTGGAAAAGTTAAAGACGTTCATCAGCATAGTGGGACCGCCGCCGTACTCAATGAAGCGGGTGCAACTGTGACTGTTACCTATGATGACATCTCGCGTATCACTGCGGACTATATGTTTAGCGACAGGGACCGCGTCATCGACATGCTGCGCTGCATTCTATGGTCCGGGGACGAAGACACATTCAAGTATTTTGTGACTCAATGTGAGTCCCGCGATATTGACTTGGGTGAACTGTTTATCGAAGCTGAAAAGAAACGTAGCGATATATTGAATGCTGTGCGCAGCGGTGTGTCGATATCCGGAGGCAATAAGATTCAGGTGCCGTTCAGTTACGCGGTCAAGGACAAATCGTGAGCACTATTGGTGTGGTCGCGCTTTCGCTTCTCGCTGGCCTATTCATGGCTCTGCTCATAGGAGTCAGTGGCTGGCTGGTGTTCGTTGGTATGTCTTTTCGCAAGACCGTCGCCGCGATCTCTGCCACTCTTGCCCAATCCCAGTCCGAATGGACTACCTCTCTGAAGGAACTCAGGAATATACTCTCAGAACACAGGTCTCTGACCGATGCCAGTATCAAAAACATCAACGGTGAAAAACTCTCCGTCTCCGTCGAAAAGCTCGAAGCCACCACGAAATACCTCACCCAAGTCGCGCGCCGCAACGAAAACGCCGCGATTGCAATCGGACGGTTCGTCCAGCACATCATCAACATGCCCGACGCCGATTCAGTCACCGAAGGAGTCGATGAGCAAGGGTTCGCCACCGCCGAGCCCGGCGAGCGAAGTTGGACTAGCCGTAGTCGAGTCGCCATTGAAGATGCAGCCTCTCTTGCAGAAGAATCAGCGGAAGTTACCAGCTCCGACCAACAGGGATAGGATCGTCTGGACCCTGCACAAGTCTGGCATCGGCGACGACGAAGTATGCCAGCGATTACGCATGTCCGCCGATGAACTCGCACTCTCCAAGCTGCGGATGCTGTCGTATACCCAATCCATCAACAACGATGTGCTGGCACTAGCGAATAATGAAGCACTGCTATCGGTATCTCGCAGTGGTCACGTCGAAGGCGCTCTGAACGGCGCACTGCAAGCCGAGCGTATGCTAGTCACTAGTGGCGGCGTGGTAGTGGACCCGCTGACTCAGCAGCCTATCACTGAACCTGACCATTCCACGCGACTCGAAGCAGTACGCACGTTCAGCCGTCTCGTCAAAGACAACCGTCCCTCCGGTCCAATGGTAGCGATCAACACGGCGATCAATAATTCTAATACTCAGAATAATTTGATTGCAGGTGGACGGAGTTTTGAAGCGAGACGGAGAGCGGCGGCTGAGAGACGGGGAGCGGTGACGGGGACAGCAGTAGCGGAATCCGAAGCCGAGGACGATGAAGTGATCGACGCGGAATTCGATGACCCGGATTTTGCAGAGGACAGCCCGAACGAGGACGACGGAGAGTAGACATGTACGTCCCTCGAAAAGACAACACGCTGAACGATGCGATAGAAGCCATCGACGAGTTGTTCGTCAGTGACGCCGGATCGGACTTTGATCGTGCTTGGGAGCTGGTCGCAGATCACAAAGACTATTCGGATTTCATCGACCAAGAGATCGAGAAGTGCACATTTGATCGCCGCTACTACCTTGAAAACTATCACGTCATCAAAGACGAGCAGGGAAACGCGCAGACACTGCATCCACTTCTCGACCAACAATTTATTATCCTCGAAGCTGTTGAGCACGACTGGGCCACCAAGGGTGCTTATCGTCGCATCATTCTCAAGCCTCGTCAATGCGGCGGCACGATCATATCCGGCGGACTGATATTCCAAGAAACTATTTTCAATGAGCGCATGTTCACTCTGATGATGGCGCAGAATCGTGAAACCACATCCGAGCTGGCCCGCCGCATCAAAGACGCTTTTTATAATTTGCCGTGGTTCATGCGGCCTCGTCGTGAGTCTGAAGTGCAAGACACTCACTATGTTTTCCAAAACCCAGACGAAAAGAAACGTCTCACTGATCCAGGTCTAGGCTCTACTCTCATCATCTCCAACGCCCAGCGACAATCCGGAATCGCAATCGGCAAAACCATACGCTGTGCCCACTTTTCTGAGTGCTCACGCTATCCGGAAGACGATTCCTGGACGGCTGATATCGAGCCGTCAATGAACGCAAAAGATACACGCGCACTAATGGAGTCCACTGGCTACGGTCGTCGCGGAATCTTCTATGCAATGTGGGAAGAGGCTATGGAAGGCGGTGATACAGACTGGACGCCACTGTTCATACCCGTGTATCGCGTGCGGAAATACTTTTTGCCAGTACGCAAGAGCAGTGGATTTATTCTCACTAACGATGAGCGCGAATTCCGCGACCGCATCCGTGACACAGGCGACGGCATCGGAAAGTACTCGATCACCAACGGGTTCTTCGCGTGGCAGAGGCGGAAAATCAGTTCCTATATCAAAAAAGAGAGATCGATTGAGGGTCTGTACAAATACCAAGAGAGCTACCCGAATACTCCGAATGAGGCGTTTATTTCGTCCGGGCTATGCGCATTTCCTCGCCGCTGTCTCGCGGAGCAGGAAAAAGTGAACTGCAAAGACCCTATCCAGATTGGTGAGATCAACTACATGGGACCGGAAGCTGTACCCGACCTGCATTTGCATCCGCCGTTACCGGAAGAACTCCTCAAGAAACCGGAGTTTGAGAACAGGCTTTGGATCTGGGAAATGCCGGATGATCTGGATGCGTCCACAGAGTATTACGTGGCAGCGGACGTAGCGTCTGGAACTGCAAAAGACTTTTCCAGTTGTGATGTGTTTCGACTCGGCTTTGGCAAGGAGTCTTGGGTACAAGTTGCCAACTGGCATGGAAAAATAAACCCATCGTACTTCGCAAAGATAGTCGCGGCGCTGGGCTACTGGTATCACACTGCTGAGGTAGCAGTTGAGTACAACGGCCCCGGAATCACCACAGGGGACGAACTCAAAGGGCCGTTAGACTATAGCGCGTTATATCGTTGGAAAAGGAAGGATCGAATATCCGGTGAAGCTACCATGTTCGTGCACTGGTTGACGAATCATAACACGCGCGAGGACATGGTAAACAGGATGTGCGAAGCACTGCTTGACGAAACAATCAAAATCAGAAATAAGCATACAGTTGCGGAGATGAGAGACTTTGGCCGCTACGAGGGTGAAGGCAGAGCAGAGGGCATATCGAACAATGACGATATGGTTTGTTCGCTTATGATTGCGATCGCGGCCTCCCATCAAGCCGGCAAAGGCGGCGCGAACTGGGCGGAGGAACACTTGGCAGCACGGGGGGATCGCGCTACTCTCATGCCGCAGACTCCGACGGTGTGGGGGCTGTACGATGGACTGAGCAGATTGATTGAACAGCGCCCGACCAAGGAAGCGTGTGAGAAATTAATGGCTGAGCTGGAGGCCAAGCACAAGATCAAGTTGCCATGGACGGTACGCGGTATACCAGTCACTCGCGCCAATACCATCTGGTCACCGATATTCGATGCGGGCTCCGGTCCAGAGCGCGATCTCTACCATGAGCATGGTGTCGAACCCAAGAACATCAACCCCGATCTCGTGTACGCATACCAGGAAATGCATCGCAAGCGCAGTCAGACCGCCGAGCAGATTGGGGAATATGTTGGCGCTGGTAGCGATGACATGGGGGACGAATAACAATCATGGCCACTAATCGCGTAATGCCGCTCGATCCCAACTCTCTGTACATTCACTGCCCTACTTGTGAAGCCAACGGCACCAAGAACGTCCCGGTCAATCGCGATATGGACACCGCAAAATGCGCTCTGGGTCATACGTTCACAGGTTCGCTGATGATGACTGTGCGGCCATTCTCTGGGGATCAACCAGACACTGCGCACATGAGCATGGTGCCGTTGTCGTCGAATGAACAGCCACCGCCGACGAGCGTGAAATGGAGTGTGTGGATCAATCCGAAGGTCAAGGAGTTGCTGGAGTCGAGATTCAAAAGCAACCTTATAGCCACACTTGACGTGCTCCTCTCATCGCTCGCCGATGGCAATGTGCTCCTGATGAGCGGACCGGACGTGGGTAAGCTCAAGAAGCGCGGATTGTCGAACGGTGCCCAGATCATCGCAGCGCTGGATGCGACCGACAACACTGAGACTGAGAACCGTCAGCTCCGCGCCCAGATCGAGAAATATGAAAGTGTGTTCAGGGCCGCAGGAGTCGGACAGTGACACAGTGATTGACTCGTCTGCTACTATCTAACCGTGGCCACTCTGCCCACTACTCCCGCACAGCCTCAGCCTCTCGGTGAAGCTCCCCCGACCCCGGCTGGTCTCACTCCCGGTGCCGCGCTCAAACTCGAACAAGACGTGATCGAGTGGTGCGAAGGTCTATACACCAACGCGACTGAAGACGTGAGCTTCCAGCAGGAATGCCGGGAGACGATGAGGCTGATTGAGTACGTGTACTCCGACAAACACTGGAATGAACGGAGTCGCTTCTCCCGTAATAAACCGGTATTGCCAAAGGCGAAGCGCCACGCATGGGAAACTACATCTCTCCTCACCGATCTCGCGCTGGACTTCCAAATCCGCACCTACGATCATTTCGATAAGAGCAGCAAATTCGAGTCGATGCTCAACGAGTTGTGCTCCATCTGGGCCTTGAGGAACGACTTCGAGAACTCAATTTATGACACCGTGATGTATGGACTGTTGCATACTGGTCCGGCCAAAATCCAGTGGAACTCCACGTTGAACGGTGGCATGGGTGACGTGCAAATCATCCCGATTGCCCCGTGGCAGTGGGCGACACTTGGCTGCGGCAACAATCCGAAAGACGCAGAATGCATTTTGTATTTTCCGGTGGTCACGAAGGAGCACCTGATCAGGCGTTTTGGTGAGACTGCTCGCCGTGTCGAATGCGACGTTGATTTCGGTGCCGCCCTCAGCGGCAATTTCAACCGTCCATCGGGGATTGGCAAGGCGTCATGGGCTGCGATGTCGCAGACTCTCCGCAAAAAACTCGGTGTGCAATCCGCTGCTGGTAGTGGCGATCCATATCCAAAAGCTGTATTGAAAGAGGCATGGCTTACCGATGACTCGAAGAACGACAGGTCATACACGGTGACAGTCGGCCCTGCCAGCAGCAGTGGTGAGCCACTGACCAACTGGGCATATCGAGTCGAACCCGGTGAGGCATTGTATCCGCGCGGCCGAGTGATCTGCTGGGCGGGTGGCAAGGTTTTTGAGGACGCGCCCAATCCCTACTGGCATGCCTACAAACCATTCCCGGTGTATCGGCCTTTGCGTCTCGCGTGGGAAATGTCGGGGAACTCCACATTGAAACCATGGACGCTTATGAACAACACAATCAATAAGCTCATGGGTGGGATACTGGATTCGATCTACGCTCTGAATGAGCCAACACTGATTGCTCCCAAAGGTGCGTTCCCGGCGGGAGACTGGGAATCACTGGACCCAGGTGCGGCAGGCGGCAAGATCCGTTACAACAACAATGCGCCGAAAGCCCCCGAGTTCGCCAAGCGCGGAGAGTTCCCGATTGCACCAGCATTACAGGCAATCGATCAGATCAACAAAGAACTCGATATGTCCTCGGGTGCGAGTGCGATGTCGCAGGCATTGAACAAGAAACAGGTGCCCGGCGGAGACACGTTGGAGATGATATTGAGTTCGCGTTCACTGCCGATACGCTTGCAGTCTCGTGCACTGACATCGTTCGTCGAAGACATCGGATACATGGGCACGGCTAATATTTTGCAATTTTATTCTGTCGCGCATCGCGTGGCCTTACTCGGAGAACGCGGCATCACACCCAGCGACTACCAGCCTGTGTACGGAGAATTTTTTAATAAGGGATTCGGGTGTAAGCCCGAAGAATTTGTGAGACGGTTTCAATTCACAGTGAAACCAGATAGCACGCTGGCATCCAGCAAAGACACCAAGATTCCGATACTACTTCAACTACGTAAGCAAGGGGATCTGTCTCGCAAGGAGATGTACAAACGTATCGATCCTGGGTTCGATGATGCCACCAATGAGGCAGAATTGATCCGCGAGGCGAAACTCAAGCTGGTTCTCGGTGCTCTCGGCGCGGCTGCGCAAGGGAAAACCGCTAAGAAAAAGTAGTCACGTCATTCACGTCTAGGGTTTAGTAACCACTTTTTGTGTGTACCCTTTGGGCGCGTGAACTCCTCAAACGTGTGACATTTATAGCGATACCATCTCTGCATCAGTACATACCTAGATAGCCCTAGAGCCTCTGACCACTCCTTGAAGGTTTTTCCGAAGATCAAAAGTGGGGCTCGATCAACTCTCCTGTTGATGCACTTGGCTTTCCGGTGTGGCCGAGAGGGTGTAGTCAAAGTCTCCTCTACCGACCACCCGCGTCGCAGTCTGTCGTTAATACACGCCCATTTCATATTCAGCTCACTTGCCCACTGTGTGACAGTTTTCCGCTCCCCGTTCCATTCTATAAATCGGCTGTTGCGTTTATTGTTGTTTTGTACATCGTCATCGGTCCACGTGCAATTATTAGGGTTGTATCCCTTTTCGTTATCTTTTCGGTGAATAGTCAGCCCACGTCTATAGCCATTTGCAATTGACCAGTCGTAGAACGGCCTGAACTCCTGCCACTCAGAGCAGACCTTGATACCCAACGCTCCGTAAGTGTAGTAGCGGTCACACTTCGGGTTGTAGCATCGGTAATGCATGTTGTGCCAAGCAGCGCATATAGTCCTCCAGTCTCTCTTTTCTCTTTCTGTCCTTCCCTCGTTGCGTATATTTTTCCTGATACGTACACCCTTTGCTATTTGCGTGTACTGCCTTTTTGGCGACCAGTAGCAGTTGGACGGAGAGAAGTCTTTGTCCAAGTCATAACGCGCTAAATAAACTCCGGATTTGTATCCGTTGGATTTGGACCATGATATGAAGTTGTGAGACGACTGCCACTCTTCGCAGATTTTTATTCCGCGCTTTCCGTGGATGTGGTAGGAGGTATTTTCGGGGTTGTAGCAGCGCTCTCTAAGCATGAAGTACATGCCATGCAAGCGTTGTATGACCGCTCGTTTTAGCATTTGTGCGCGAGCCTTTCCCGCCCTGTCAATGGCACTCCGCATTTCGGGCACGGTTTGATGACTGGGGGTCTGCCACCGCCATGCGTTTTGCGTTTGGATGCGAGTGTTCGACCTGCTTCGGATACCTGTTTCTTGTTCATTGGTACATTCTACGTGGTTTGTACAAATATGTAAACAGGAGGATTGAAAATGGGGGTTTCAAAAATAAGTACAATTCCGGTTGCGCGACATCTCCCGATTGTGAGACGTTCCATTCGTGAGGCTGGTAAGAATGCCTGCGAGCCCTCACATGGGCCAGTTGGTTAGACCCAATTCTAAAATCTAAGATAGGAGGTACAACCAATATGGCACGACGCAAAGGGCGCGGCAAAAAGCGTAAGGGCGGACGGCACGGCAAGCGGTAACCACCCACAACGTTAATTTCTGCGGAGTGGGTAGGGGCTGCTCAAGCGTAGTCTCTGGCCACTCCGCATAACAATCTGCATCTGCAAGGAGGCGCAATCATGGCAATGAAATCCGGCAAGAACAAAGAAGTAGCCAAGCACCCCCCGATGGGTTCCCGCGAAGAGTCCTTCGGTGGCTGCCCCGGAGAGGTAGCAATCGGCGGCGGCACGATGCACTTGTTCGGGCACAGGAAGAAAGAGTCGGGAGTCTGGCCGACCAATCCTGTCAGCGTTGATCAGAAATCGGGCTATCCGCAAGGCTGGGATGGCAAGAACATGGGTCCGAAGGCCGGCAAGAATTAACGAGCACTGATCGATCACAATGGCAGACTCCACCAAATCCGGTAAGGCTCCTAGTTTCTACTCGGCAGCGGCTGACATGGCGATGCAGGGTGGGAAGCCGGGTGGAGCTGGCGCGGCCCCAGGTGGTGCAGGCGCATCCGGTGACACCGCCGCCGAGGAAACCAAGATCATCTCCACTTTGCTCGAAGTCTACGACAAGTGGGAGAAACTGGCGAAAGACCCAAAGCGCAAGGAAAAGATTCAGCAACTCGCAACGATCACGAAAGAGATTCAGTCGGGGCAGATGGGTGGAGACGGTAAGCCTCCCGCCGCAGCCGACGCAATGGGTGGGCCGACGCCGGATGCGGGCGCGGGAGCAGGAGGCATGGCCGCTGGTGCTGGTGGTGCAGCGGCAGGAGCAGGGCAGACAGTCCCGGCATAGTCCGGTGAACAGGAGACTCGATCATGGCAAAGACTCTCAGCGAAGAACTTCTGGCACTACTTGACGCGGATACGCAGGCGAAAGTGAAAGCGGCGTTGGCAGCGAAACCCGAACTCATGGTCAGGGATTTGAAAGGCAAAGAATTGCTGGACCTGTATGACGGTGTGAGCGATGACACGACTACTGCGACGACCACGGCCACGCACACGCCCACTCTGCCGAGTTCGGCCTCGACTACCGCTGCTGGCACAACTACGGTGGCATCCGGTAGCACATCAACTGGCGCTGCCGGCGAACTGGCCGTGGTACTCGCTCGGCTCGAATCCCTCAAGACCGACATCAACACGACCATCGAGGCCAAGCTCAAGGACTACATCCCAGCGGCCAAGCTCGACGAGTACCGGACATCACTGCTGACATCCGCGATCAAGTCCGCTGATGACTATGCGAGTGTCCGTGAATCCCACCGCGCGGAATTCAACGAACCTTTGGATCGCACGGCATTCGAGAAATTCGTCGTCGATCAAAAAGCCGGCGGAATTGGCTATCAATCCATGTCTGCCGCGCACGACGCATTTGTGAAAGACAAGCGTGTGACTGCGAGCGCCGCCGCCGAGAAAGCGAAGATCGATGCCGCAGTGGCCGAAGCACTGAAACAGGCACGGAGTTCTGGTAGCGTACCGGGTCAGACTCAGTCCACTGCGATGTCGCCGGCGCAGCAGGTGATTGCGAAGGCGAAGGCTGCGGGCAATGGTCAGGGCACTGGTAGCAACGCGGAGCGAGTGGCACGGGAACTCGAAGCACTGGAACGCAATCGCGCCAGCGTTCAGTAACACAAGTTTGGTTTTGGATTTCGATCTGAGAGTTCGCACCAACAGGAGATAGTCGAATGGCAAACTATGGTGATCTACAAGCCGTCACAACGAACTACATCAGTGACGAATTTATCGATTCCTACTTTAAGGTCAGCCCCACGTTTGTCAAAGTGTGGAAGGGTGGCACTATGGCCAAAGCCTATCCCGGCGGCTATCAGATCCAAGTGCCCTTTCAATACGCGCCTCTCAAAGCAGGCCCGTTCGCGCCCGGCGGAGTGTTCGACATCTCCTACATTCAGACGCAGACGGCGATGTTGTTCAATCCCAAGTTCAGCTACGCCAATGTCACAGTCCGTCGCACTGACTTGGCGATCAACCGTGGCTGGCCAGCGGTGATGAATTTCCTGGAGCCGAAGGTGGTGAATGCTGAACAAGCGCTCGCCCAGACTCTGATCACTCAGTTTTTCGCGGACGGTCAGGGCACAGTGACTCCCGTGATCGCACTCGACGGGATTCTGGCCGGATACGATGACGGCACCAATTACACGTCCTACGGCGGGATCACGCGGACTTCGATCGCGACAGGCGCGTCCACTGGCATCAACGGATATTTCTTTTCCAACTCGTCCACCAACTGGCCGTTCAGTCTCCAGCAATTACAAGTGGCGTATGGCCAAGCGACATTCGGCCCGGACCAGCCCAATTTCATCGCTACCACCCAGTCGATCTACAACTCGTTCTGGGCGAAGATGCTGCCGATGCAGCGCACATACGAGATCGACCCCGATTTGCAGTCCGCTGGATTCCGCAGCTTCAAGTTCAACGGGATGTCGGTAGTCGTCGATCAGTACTGCCCGAGCGCGACCATCTTCGGCATGAACACGGATTACATCGACGCCTATGTCTCAGAGGATCCAGCGTTCAACTTCGGGTTCACCGGATGGAAAGAGTTACCGAACTCGCTGGACATGGCGGCACAGACCGTTTTTGGAGGCAACATCGTCGTGACCGCTCCCCGGCTCGGTTTTGTGATGACGCAGGTTCAGTAATTGTAAACGTTTACGATTTAAGACTTTCGCACTACGGAGAATCGCAATGGCACTGACGAATGAATTTCCGGTAATCGGACCGAACGCACTCGGCAACGTCTACGGTGTAGTGGATGCCTACAACACTCTACTGCCGAACAACGGTGCGTTGAATCCTCTGGGCTCATTGTGGACGATCCCGTCGCCGTCGCAGGGCGGCAACACCCTGCTGGCTACGAGTGTCGGCTACGGAAGTTTTCTGACAGTTCGTTACGTTCGGTACAGCTCGACCTCTAATCCAGCGATGGTGGCTGGTCCGGGCGTCGTGTATTACACGGACGAAACACTCACTACGGTGACAGGCGCGTATTCGGAAAGCTACCTCGCCAGCAACCCGACTTATGCTGCCGGGTTCCTGCTGCCGAACACGGGATCGGTGACGGGTGTCGGCCTCGGATCGGGTGTGTCTGCTACTTTGCTCAATGGCAATTACGTATTCATCGCGGTTGCTGGATTCGTGCCCAAGGCTTACGTCGGCGGCGCAGCGCAGGGCAATCCGTTCATGGGTACGACTGGAGCGTTCACAGTCGCTATCACCACCACGGTGCTGCGAACGATCGGCTGGGTGTGGAGTTCGCCGTCGTCCAGCATCGCTGATGTGGTGATGGGGATTCCGCTGTTCTAACTGCGGTCGGCATCGAGTAAGGAGATTTTCAAATGGGCAAGGCGACTTCGGAGATCGGTGAGAGAGGAGTTCTAAAAGTAATAGATGAACTTCTTGCGCGCGGGCTTTCGCCTTATCGTCCTGTTGTTGATGATGGCGTGGATATCATGCTGTCTTCAGGGTTGAGGATTCAGGTAAAAACGGCTAATTTAACTTGCCACGGTAGATCAAAAAATGGGGAGCTTCGCTATCGTGCATACGCTTTTAGCCCAGAGGGTGTGCGATTTACACAACAGGTTCCAAATAAGCCCACATTCACATGGACGCAGCGGAAGAAGTCCTCGCAAGTTGATTTCTATGTGCTGGTTGGGTTGAACGAAAACAGATTCTGGATAGTGGCCTCCAAACACTTGTCGCGTATGCATAGGGTCAAAATAGGTGCCAAAATTGTAAGATTTAGGCATCACGGTGATAGGGAAGCCGACTGGACTGCGATTCGATCAGGAGAGGATAATTGGGATTTGCTAAGAGCGGCTATTAGGCGAGAACCTGATTCGTTTAACCCAGATATACAAGAACTATCCAAATTTTACTTTAAGGAGGAAGACACCATCGCTTCTTTTGCTGGTGTCAACTAATCTTGGCCTTAGCGAACCCTTTGCCCGCAGTCCAAGGCGCACGCATTGTTCTCGGTCCCGGCATCTGGGAGGACACGTTCATCATCGCTCCCGGTACGTCTGACTACGTGAACACCGGGACCATCGGCACCAGCGGTTACATCATCAGTGCACTATCACTCAGGCTCAACCCGACCTATGGCATCATGTCGGCGTGGGTGAGTGGTAACAACGGAACCGCCGCTGGGTATGTCGCCCAAGTCTATCTCCCGATCGCGCAGATGGGCGGGGTGACTACCGGTGCTGGCTTCGAGGGGTACTCGGCGCTCAACTTCCAAGTGTTCAACTCTCCGGCCTCGGCTGGAGTGGCACCACTGACGCAAGCGGCCAGCGGATTCAACTTTACGGGCTGTGTCTGGTTGCTTACGGTTCGCGGACAATAATTTCAGGCGTCACAGGAGACATCAATTTTTCGCTGCTGACTGCCGAGGGGGACTAATTAAATTATGTCACCGATTAGTCCCCCTCCTCCTATTCCCGGCCAGATCGTACCTAACGGTCAAGCGCCATATACGCAAGCCTATACGTTCGGCCAGGCTATCGGCAATGTCGCCTCTTGGGTACCACACGCCAGTTTGTCCATGATTCAAAATTGGCTTAACGACGGCCTGCGCGAAGTCGTTGGCCGCCGCCTCTGGTATGGCAATCTCACGCGCGGACAAATCCTCACGAGCGGCTACTACCAGCAGGGCTCGATCGCGCTCACATACGGCTCGACTAGCGTGCAGGGTACTGGTACGAACTGGACTCAATCTCTGAATGGGCTTCCTATCACTCAGCAGTCTCTGCGCACTGGGTACTCGTCGCCAATCTACAACATCGTCGCTCTGAATCAGTCGAGCCAAGTGCTCACTCTGGATCTCCCGTGGGGGAATCCGTCGATCAGTTCGACGGGCTACTACATCACAAGCTTGTATTTCAGCATCCCGAATCTGAAATTCTTCTTTTCTGTTCGCAATCTACAAATGTATTACAGGCTCAACACCAACTTCTCTCAGGCGTTCGTAGACAACTACGATCCGTCGCGGATGATCATCATGTATCCCCGGCTCATCGCTACGATGCCGCCGGACCCGAGCGGGAATTACCAATTCGAGATGTGGCCTGCGTCGAATGTGCAAACCGCGTATCCGTGGACGGGATACGTTCAGCCGGCTCCACTCGTGAACGATACCGATAATTTCCCTGCGTTCTGCCGGTCGGATGCGATAGTGTCTTACGCGATCTCGCAGGCTCTCATGTACCGCACGAAAGACAATCCTAATTACTCTGAGGCCGTGGCGGTTACACTGGCTCAACAGAAGCACAAAGAATTCGAGATGCGGATCAATACCGCCGCGCAAGAAGACGAGAATCTGTGGCGGGCCGATATCGTCATGGCGGAGGAGATGCAGGCCCCGCTGATGGGACCGGATGGACAGTACAGTGGTGGCGCGATGCTCGCGGCGATGTCGGCACAGAGCAGCGATGGCGGGTACTGGGGCTGAAACTGGTTGCACCGCGTGTTAGGATTTCATTGAGATGATTACCTGCATAAAATGTCCGAAGGACCGCAACACTCACCCGCGCGGGGTCAGTTATTTCCGCGAAGGATCGTTTGTGGAGTACTGCCGAGTGCATGACCCAGCGAATCACCGAGCGCTGTTCGCGGCGCGAAATGCGTTTGAGAACTTCACTCTCGACCATGTCAAGGACGAGCGCGGCCAAAAGGTCAAGGTGAACTCTCTAGCGGAACTCAGGGCGGCGGAGAAAAAGTACAACTTCGCATTAGCCTGCGCGACCGATGACGGTGGCAAAGCGGATAAGCCTCCGCAGCACATGCCCCATGCCGGAGACATTACCTATGGCAAGAAGCGCGTGTGGAACCGTGATCCCGCCGCATATGTGAATCCGTCCGGCGTCAGCACTGGACTGGCAGCGGACCCGAAGCGGGATACACTGATCGACAGGCCGAATCTGACCACGTAGGCGAACAGAAGGAGTCACAGAGATGGCAGTCAAACTACGCACGGATCGCAAGCAGTCCTTCGACAATCACATGTTGCCTCAGCGCAATGACCAAGTGAGCGCGGGACGCCAGTCGCATGTGCGAACCAACGCCTATCCACTGGACACTTTCGTGGACCCGGACTCGCTGCGTAATCGTCGTGAGTGGGACTGGCGCACAGGGGAAACCCGCACAGTGCCGATGTCAGTGCTTGAGAATGCCAAGCGCCACATGACAAAGCTAAAGTTTCACACTGTCACCTCGGCGCGCACTCATCCTGATCCGCAGGTCGATTACGGCTACGGCGCACTGGCAGCACCAGCATCCATCAAGACCAAGGCCAACAAGAGGAAGGCACGATAGGGGTAATCGCATGGCATATCGTCAGATCAAATCGACGTTCACTCTGGCTGGGACTAATCAGCCTCAGCCGATGATTGGCTCGTGGATTACCGCTGGTGCTGGGATCACTGCGCCTGCGGGTGCGCCCATTACTCTGACTCTCGGCACCGCGACCACCTCCGGCAACGACGCCACCAACATTTTCGTCAACGGCGAAACCGCACTCCTCGTCGATCCCAATGGCGCGCATATGGAGTCCGTGCACATCGCATCGGTGTTGAATAACACTGTGACTCTCGGAGCATCCACTGACACTACCGCTCAAGGTGGCGCGAATCCCGTTACACGTTACGCACATGTCGCAGGCGCAGTCGGCATGGGCACTTGGATCATGCCGAACATGATGGCGAATAACTTTCTGCTGATGTACGAGGACGGAGGCACTGGGGCATTCATGTACATTGGGTGCTCGGGGGCAATGACGGCGACCGCGTACAGGATTTTCAAGCTGTCGAAAGTGTCGTCGAACGTGCAGCCGCAATACTATTCGTCTGCGATGTACTCTCCGGGAAATCCATTCAATCTGTCGGAGATTTTCGTCTACGGCACGGCTGGAGATCAGTGGTCCGTTTCCATCGCAATCGACTGAGGCATGCATGCACAAACTTATCAAACTGGCAATCGCAGTTGCAGCACTCTCGGTATGTGCACTTGCCCAGCAAGGCGGCGGCGGTGGTGGCGGCACGACTCTCCCATCCCCGACTGCATCCGCTCAGTGTTTCGTGTCCACTGGCACTGCCCAAGGCAACTGGACCTGGGGATCGTGCTCAGGGTCGTCTAATCTTGGGTTTGCGTCCATCACCGCTGGCACGAACACCGCAGCGCTGGTAGTCGGCTCTGGCGGTACGCTGACATATACAGGTACAGGCGTTATTGACGCCAATGAAATCCTCAATGTCGCTCTGCCCGCGATTGCATCTGGCTACCTCAATTACAACGGATCGGCATGGGTGTTCACGAACCCGTTTGCGTCTCCGACGTTCACTGGGACGGTGACGATCTCTGGGCTATTGACTGGTTGCATCACCAACACTGCTGGCGTCATCAGCAGCACCGGCACTCCATGCAACAGCCCGTTTGTGTTCCCGGCGACCGCATCCGGCACCACTACCTCTGGCGGCGTGACATATTTCAGCTCCACCACGGTGCTGTCATCGTCGGGACTGCTGGCATTCGGTCAATTCGTTCTCGGTGGCGGTGCAGGCGGCGCTCCCACAACATCATTCTCAGTGGTCCCGCCGGTCAACGGTGGCAGTGGAGTTGCCTCCCCCACAGCCAACGCCGTACCAGTAGCCGAAGGTAGCAGCAATTACAACTTCGTCACCACGGCCACCTCCGGCCTGTGCTTTCTATCCAACGGCACTGGCAACGACCCGAGTTTTCAAGCGTGCCCGGCGGGATCGACAGTATTTCCGCTGACTATCAGTGGGACTGTCACAAGTGGTGGTATCCCGTATTTCAGTTCCACTACAGTCGAGACATCCTCAGCGCAACTCGCTTCCGGTGCTCTGGTGGTCGGTGGCGGTGCAGGCGGTGCACCAGCAACAGGCAATGGCGATTTCACATACGCCACACATACTCTGACTGGCGGCGCATCCGGCATTCTCAATCTCTCCGCGATGGCAGCGACGGCATTCAAGATCCCGACTGTCGCTGGTGCCGCTCCCACTGCGGATGGAGCGATCGCTACTAACTCGACTACTCACGCGCTCAACGTCGGCTCAAACGGCAGCACTCTGGTCGAAGCCGTTGCTGCATCCGGTGCGACCAGTGTCAGCACCAATTGTGGCAGCACGAGCACTGTGGTCACGGCGATCTCGGGCGCGGCTGCTCCCACCTGCACCTCGATCTCATCCACGTACCTACCAGCCGATGTCGTGTACAACGACACAACGAACACTTACACAGCTAACTTGCAGTCGTTCGCCGCTGCCACGATGTCCCTGCCTGCGAGTGCGGCCTACGCGCCTACCACCGCAGGCCTATTTGGATACGACTCAACCAATGCTCGGCTAGTCTTTGGCAACGGCTCCACCACGTCGATCATCCCGTGGTTCACTGGCACTTCCACCAACAATGACTGCGCGGAATACACCGGGACTCTCGGCGCGCTGACAAGCACGACCTGCGTGTACAAGTTCTCCGGGGATGGCACATTCGCCAGCAACTCGAACTCCACGGGCAATGTCACACTTACGCTCAACACCGCTGGCTCTCATAAATGGTGGGGGAACAATACTGGGTCCACAGCCGCAGCGGGATACGAAGCCCTCACCACCAGTGACCTGCCTACCATACAGATCTCCGGTGGCGGCACCAACGCGACATCTGCTGCTGCCGGGCAAGTCCCGAACACGTCCTCGTCATCGGCGTCCGCATGGACAGCATCACCTAATTTTGGCATCAACGGCACTACAAACGGAGTCCTCAATCTCGCCACCAGCACTGGCGGCGGCGCATACATCAGCATCCTGAATGGCGGCGCAACCTCCGCGTATAACTTCAATCTCCCTATCACTGTGGGCAGCGCAGGCCAAGTCCTAGCCAGTCAGGGTGGTGGCTCATCCGCGATGACATGGGTCAGTCCACTGACCAATCCAATGACCACTCTGGGTGACATGATCTACGGCGGGGCAAGCGGAGCAGTCACTCGACTGGCAGGCCCAACTGGTCCCAATGGCATCCCCCAGACCATATGCGAAACTCCCAGTGCTGGTGCTGCCACTGCCGAGGCATTCTGCATCCCCGGTGTGCCAGTGGATACCTCGAACACTGCCACGATTCCAATCACTGACGACGTGAGCCTGATCGCGCCGACCACTCTGACCGCTCTGTCTGGCGCGAACATGCTAACGAACAACTATGCGTTCGCAGTGCTCAACGACAACACATCTGCTATCACGTACACTCCGGCATCGGGACTGGTATACCCGAGCGGCGGCAGCACCCAGATAATCCCGCCATCGTGGTTTACATTCGTGTACACCAACAACACAAACACTTACATGCCAGTGATGCCGACGATCGCGGCGTTCCCGAATACCAGCACGAATCAAGCACTCGCGTTTAACTCCGCGACTGGAGTGTTGAGCGCGGTGACATACGGCACTGTGAGTAGTGTTGGACTCACGACTAATTCTGGTTCGTCCTCTGGGATATTTGCGGTCACCGGGTCGCCAGTTACAGGTTCGGGCACGCTCAACTTCAACCTCTCCGGTACATCCGGTGGCATAGCGTGTTTCACATCGACTACGGTGCTGGCGTCATCGTCGGCTCTCACCGCTAACGCTCTTACAAAGGGCGGTGGTGCGGGAGTCTGCCCGACGAACTCTGACCTGCAAGAGTCCTCGAATCTCCTCAACAACACTACCAGCACTCAGTCTTGGACTGTCGCTGGCGGCCAAGACGCATCCGCTAATTCAGTGCTCGGCGGCATTACTCTGCGCGGCGCGAATGAAACTGGCGCAGGCGGCAGCACATCTGCTGGCGGTGGCGTACTCGTCGCAGGTGGCACGAACGCTGCCACAAACGCTGCCAGCCAAGGCGGTAGCATCCAAGTCCTGCCCGGATTGTCCACTGGTGGCACTCAAGGGCTCCAAGGACTCGATGTACAAGAATCCGTCTACGTCAAAGGCGCGACCGTCACCCAGTTCAATCTGGAATGCGAGTCCGCCTCCATGACCGTAGTGGACTGCGCGGCTACACCGGGAAGCTGGCTGGGCATCGCGGAACTCGTCAACTCGAATACCGCTCAGATTGTCACTGATGGCCAGTTCACCGTGAATGCTTCTGCCGCTGTGACTCTCGGGGATACTGTGTGCGCTGGTAGCACCGCTGGCAAAGTCACCGACTCCGGTGGGCAGTCGAGTTGCACCAGTGTTCAGGGTTCGACTGTCGGCATTGTCATGGCCACATCCGGCACATGGGTTCTGCCAGATGGCACCAGCATCACAGCCACGACCACTAAACCTCTAATCCAGATGAACACTGCGACTGTCGGTGGCGGTGGCGGATCATCGGTGTTCCCACAAACAGTGTCAGGCACGGTGACCAGTGGCGGCATCCCGTATTTTTCCAACTCCACCACGGAGTCCACGTCGGCAGTGCTGGCGAGCGGAGCTATCGTTGTGGGCGGCGGTGCGGGCGGCGCTCCGACTACTGATTCCAGCGCAACTCTGTCTACGGGTGCATTGAGCCTTGGCGCATCGGGAACGGCTGGCTCGGTGGCCATGGGGAACGCGACCTCTGGTACGGTGACGTTGCAGCCGGTTACTGGCGCACTGGGCACGGTGACCGCATCGCTGCCGGCGAACACTGGCACGATCGCAGAACTCAACCTCGCTCAGACATGGACTGCGGTCCAAGCCTTGGGATCATCTACAGCCACGACGCAGTCTCAGTTGGATGGATCAACGAAGCTGGCGACGACACTCTACACCGATACCGCAGTGAGTAATGCGGTAGCGGGCGTGAATCCAGCCGTCGCAGTTCTAGCAGCCTCAACCGCAAATCTAACAGGAACCTATACACAGGTTGGCGGTGGCGTTGGCGACACATTTACGATCACGGCGACAGGCGCGTTCTCTCTGGATGGAGTGGCGCTGACAACAGTCGGTCAGAGAGTCTTGTTCAAGAACCAGTCCACGGCATCGCAGAACGGCGTCTATACCGTTACAGTCGCAGGCACCACTGGCATATCCGCTGTGTTTACGCGGGCGCTGGATTACGACACGCCTTCGGATGTGAACAACACAGGCTCGATTCCGGTGCAATCGGGAACGGTCAACACGACCACAAGCTGGCTGCTAACTTCGCAGGTGACCAGTATCGGTTCGGCTGGATCATCACTCACCTATGCGCAGTTCTCTTACAATCCGGCAAACGTCGCGCTGCTGAATGCGGCTCAGACGTGGACAGCACTGCAAACTTTCGGCACGAATATCTCTATCGGCGGGCAATCGCTAAGTGGCGGCGTGCAAGGCACCGGAGACACGAAGGTATTGCTGGCTGGCACCGTATCCGGCACAAGCGCAGCGCTCTGCACAGACGCCAACGGTGGCGCGACGACTTCTAGTTGCCCGAGCGCGACTGGGTCTGTGACTGGCAGCGGTTTGTCTACAGGTAGTGTCTATTACAACATCGGTGGCACGCTGACTCCGGCGAATGCCTATGGAATCCCATCGGCGCTGACAGTGACATTCACCAACACCTCATATTCCATCGCTGCTACGAACACGCTTATCGCCGGGGCAGCGGTGCAGTTCCAGACGACGGGCGGACTGCCAACCAACTTCGCAACAGCCACCACCTATTACGTTTCGACGGCTGGGTCTAACTGCGTTTCCGTAACCACCAGCGCGTTCTCGGTTTCGGCAACATATGGGGGAGCGTGCATTCAGGCTGGCAGCGCCGGAACAGGAACGCAGACCATGACCATCGTCCCGACCTTGGTCACGAATCCCGCTTACTGCGTGGCTTCATCCTCGACCGTGTGCGTTTACAGCGGAGCGATCACGGGATTAAGTGGATTCACGGCTGGGCAGGTGATCTATGTGTCGGATGCTACGAGTGGTGCGTTGACGCAAGTCAATCCAGCCTCCGTTGCTGGCTCTAGTGGGCACTTCGTCCAACGCATAGGAGTGGCAACTTCCACTACCGCGATTCTCGTTCAGCCTTCAATGAATGTGCAGACAGTTCAATAGGAGCAGGGAATGACGTTTTCCATAATTTTACTTATCGCGGCGGCATGTGTTTTCGTGTTCGGCACATGGTGGATTTTTAGGCCATATAAATGAGACGCGCTCTCTACTTGATTATCGCGGTGGCCCTGATCTGCGGGGCCAGCACCAAGTCCTTCGCGGCGGGCTGCACCGCGACGGCATACACTGGCTATAACTGCGTTTCCCACGCCGGGAGTTTTAGCACCAGCGCCACGACTCGGAACCAAACCATCAGCGTTACCGCTGGGGATGCAGTCACCTTCTTCGGCCAAGCATTATCCACTGGGGCAGCGCTCACCCTCACCGATTCCGGGGCCTGCACGGGAACCTTAGTCGGTGCTTCCACGACCGCTCCCACGACTCCCGCCATCGACATCGGCGCAGTCACCAAAGCCACGAGCACAGGGACCTGCACAATCACGATGCACTGGGCTGGCTCCGCGACCACGTTGGTTTCTTCAGTCCAAGATTGGCAGGGATGGAACGGAGCCATTGACGTGTCTGCGGCCATAACGTCCACCACGGGCACGGGCACGCGAAGCGGCCCGAATGTGGTGACGACGCAGAATGGTGATCTGATCCTCTGCATGATGGGCGACACCGGAAACAACGGCGGCACGTTCACGGCAGGAAGCGGATTCGCTATCACCCTCGGCAACAATTCGATGTCACAGGAAGCGCAAGTGCAAGCGACGGCTGGTTCGATCACGCCGGGGTTCACTTATTCGCAGAGTTCTACGTTCGGAGTCATCACGTTTGCGCTCGAATCCTCCAGCGTGCCACCACCAGCCAGCAACGCGATAACTCAGTGGGATGGCATCGCTCCTGCCCCTGGCCCTGGCGGAATGAACCGCATCGACGGCCAGTACATTAATCCCTCGACTGGATATATCGGCGCAATCAACGGATCAGCCACGCCGTTCAGCGCTTCGCCAGTAACTGAATTCGTGAACTTCAGTGGCGGCACGAATGGCTCCGAGCCTGCGAACACCGATCTCGTCAACAGCACGTTTGGGACATCCGGATTCGCTTGGGTGACAACTCAGATCGCGGCGGGGATGACGTACTCCAACGGGACCACGTTCGGAGCGCTTCCTGAACCTTTCCTTGCCGGGGCTACGGCTTACGGCAGTTCCGGCCCTCTCTCGATGGAGTGCACTTCGTCAACGAATGCCTCGGGGACCGCGACTTCCTGTGGCAGTGCGACTCTAAGCGTTCCCGGATCTGGGTCATCTGTGTCCGCTGGTTTCTGGTACACAACTCCAAATTGCAACGCGATCAGTACAGTCGATTGCGGAGCGCTCGGAATCGTCTCAGGCGGCACCGATTATGTGAACATGCACGTCAACGGAACAGGCGGAAATTGCTCGCAGAACGGATTGTTCCTTGAAGGTCACGGCGGAAACTCAGTCGGCTGCCTGCCATTCACGAACGGCGCAACCTATCGAGTCAACGGCCAAGAGAATAACGGCGCGGCGGCTTTGACGGTCACTTTCACGAATGGCTCGGCTGTGATCTCCGCAACAAATGCGCTCGCAGCGAACGAAGCGATCAAACTCACTACGACCGGAACGCTGCCGACGAATTTCACCGTAGGGATTTCCTCCGGAACTTACACGAGCGGAATTACTGCGACTGGATCAATCGGCCAGACCTGCTTGCTTTCGTCTTTCAATGGCTCGGGGAGCGGCGCGACTGGCGTTCTGTATCTGAACGGAACGAACACGATCAGCGGTGGCAACGGAATATCGTGGACGAATTTCGGCTCAGGCTATACGAGCGCTCCCACATCCGCCACGGCAGCGAGCGGGACCGCGACGTGCAGCGGCACGGCTACTATCTCAACCGTGCTGGCAACTCCGATCCTGTTCGTCAGTTCGACTGGCCTCAGTACCAGCCAGTTTGAACTCGCAACGGCTCAGGGTGGCACGCCAATCGTCGCGGGCAGCGCGGGCAGCGGAACCCACACCGCAACCCAATACGATGTCGTAACCGTGTGCCAAGTCATCAACTCGAATCTGGTCTACTTGGGCACGCTCTACGCACTGGCGAGCACCGCAGCGCAGGCACCTACGTTCATGCAAATCGGGGTGTCTGGTGAAGGACCGACCGTGACTGGGTATAACTTTTATTGGGGCGGATATTTCGTGGACGGCACAGGGAAGATTTCTCTGACGGAGTGCTATTGATGAAGCATATCGCCATTTTACTGTTGCTGTCGGCCTCGTGCTTTGCCACGAATTATACGGTGAAATCAGGCGGTGGCGGCAACTACACCACGATCCAAGCCTGCGCGACGGCTATGGCTGCCGGCGACACCTGCACAGTCTACGCTGGCACATACAATGAATCCCCAACCGTGTCAGCAGGCACGGTCGGCAATTACAAAACGATCACCGTTAACGCTTCGGATATCGTGAGCGTCCTCGGATTCACGCTCAACTCGCACACGCAACTCGTCGGGAACTGCCCCACCTTGCAGGGCACGGTCACCACAGCCAACTGTGGCTTCTTTATCTCGAACACCGCATCTCCGTCCAGCGCGTGCGTGAATCTCCCGAACAGCACCACGGATGTCTATATCCGTTTCAACGTCATGTACGCCTGCGGCAGCATTGGGCCGGGATACCCGACTCAGACATCGTTCATCTACATTCAAGGCAACACGATGTCTTACACCAATTCGACGATTGCCACCGTACCCACCACCTGCGGCGGAAGCGGCTCGCCAGTCGGCAACAGCCTCAACCTGTATGGCAATCACTACCTTGTCGAGAACAACGACTTCTCCCACTACACGATCTCGCTGAACTGGAATCCAGAGAACTCGATCACCCGGAACAACCATTTCCACGACACGACGGAAGTGAACAACGCGGGTAACTGCCACTCGGACACCTGGTTCAGCGATCCGGGCGGCACGAACCTTGTGACGAATTCGTTCAACGTCTACGAAGGAAATTACCAGTACAACGCGGTCGGGCCGAACGCCAAGGGCACGCTCTTTCAGGCTCCGTCATGCACAGGCTGCGCCTATGCCATCTCCCGCTACAGCGTGGCATCCGGGCTCGGGAGCGGCAACACGACGAACGATCAAAACTGGACGAGCGTCAAAGTCTACAACATGACCTGTGTGGACTGCTCCTATCAGGCGGGGTCAGTCAACGGAGAGACCGACAATTCCAGCGACACGAACCCCCCACGGCCCTCGTTTCTGAACCAGATTTACTACTACTCAATCGCCTACACCAGCATCAATCCCTATGCCTGCGGGAACTCGAACAGTTGCAATTATGGGCACAGCCTCGCATATTGCTCGGCAGGCTGCACAACGCTTTACGGGCACGTTTATCAGGTAGGACTGTTCACGGCGGACACCGGGAACCAGATCGCCAATCCCAACTTCGTGAGCTACGTGGGATACGGAAGCACGTCGAATAACTTCCATCTTCAGTCTGGATCGCCAGCAATCGCGGCGGGCACCTACCTCACCACGGTAGGTTCGGGGGATGCTGGTTCGGGCACCACGTTGACGCTGACTGATTCGTCTTACTTTCAGGATGGCTACGGGTTGACCAACGCCTACTCCACGGTGAGCGGTGACTGCATCGCAGTGACGACGGTATCGAACACGGTCTGCATCACGGCGGTGAACTATTCGGGCAATACCGTCACTCTAGCAAGTGGAATTACGCGCTCCGTGGGTGATCACGTTTGGCTCTATAGCAAGTCAGACGGCGTGCGGGTGCTGACCGGCAGCGCCCCTGACTTGGGAGCCTTCCCATTCACCAGTGGCAGCGTGAGTTTCACCACAAACCTGTCAACGATTCCGTCCTACCATAGCGGCAACATTCAGATCGCCATCACAGGAAGTGGCACATCTTGGACGAGCGGCACAACATTCTCGGCAGGCTCTCCCTGCACCTTCGTGAGCAGCACGGTCAACACTGGGGCACAGACCGGCACAGTGACAGTGACCACGTCGTCCTCGACCGGAAGCTGCACGATCTCGGATTCCACGGATGCGGCAACGGCCTCGGTCACGGTGGCGAATCCTCTGTTCACGATCTCTCCCACTTCAGGCACTCCGGGCAGCGGCGGCTGCACAACAGCCTGCCAAGCGACCGAAACGTTCACTGGCACCAACACCGTATGGGCGAATCCGGACCAGTCATCCTCGGGACTATTCACTCTGAGCGGTGGCACAGGCGCTAGTCTGGGTACAATCACAGTGGTCTCCAACACTTCCGCCACCGCCACTCTGACATGGGGCTCGGCCAGCGGCACCCTGACTCTGACCGACAGCAGCAACGGAAACAGTTCGTCGAATGTTCAGAATTTCACCGTGCAGGCGATAACCACTCCGACCGTGACCACCGGCACTGCTGGCAGTTTCACGCCTACCTCAGCGACAATATCCGGTAACACGTACGCTTGCTCTGGCAGTTGTACGACTGTCACTTCCGAAGGCACATGCTACGGACTCAGCGCGAATCCGACCACTCCGTGCACCAGTGACGGCACGTCCACTCCATGGAACAGTTCTCTGACTGGATTATCGTCGGGCACTCTCTACCACTTCCGGGCATTCGCTTCGAACTCCGCAGGCACGGCCTATGGCAGCGATGTGACCTTTATGACCCCGATCATGTCCTACATCAAGGGCGCGGGGAATGCCAGTTCCACCGCCAGTGCCACATGGACATTCAGCTATACACCATCCAACACTAACGACGCGGTCGTCTTTGCCATCTACTGCAACAACGGAACCACCCCCGCAACCTCGGCTACTCTAGCTGCCTCGGGATGGACAATCACTCAATTGATTGCTCCGTTGAGTAACGGAACAGGCGCTGGCGTACTGTATGGTGCACTAGCGCCTAATACCTCAGCGGCTACTTTCACGGTCGGCTTCGGCGCTGTGACCTGCTCCAATTTCTATGGCTACATGATTGGAGAATTTCAGGGGAACACCACATCCAGTCTGGCAGCGGCCTTTCCGGTGCACGCAAGCTCCGGTGGGACTTCAAGCAATGCTTGTAACCAAACAGCTGCTGGAATCACACCATCAAGTGTCAATAACGCTGTGTGGAACGCTTGCTTTGGTGCTCCGACAGTTGCGGCTATCCCTTGGACGGCGGGCGCGGCAGACGGCGGCGGCGGAGATCTCTCTGAGTACCAACTCCTCAGCGGCAACCCCGGTACGCAGGTTCCAAACTACGGAGGCACCTCCGGGGTATACGTCGTGATGGGGACTGCAATTTCCCCGAATAATCAGATTCAGCCTCCGGCACCGGGGACTGTTATATTTGCAGGCAATACAATCCAATCGGGAATGGTGAGCAGCAAATGAAAAAACTCTTAGCAGTGGTGTTGAGCGCGGGAGCAGTCGGGGTCATGCTCGGGTTTGTGCTCTCGTCGATGATCATATCGCCACCTGTTCATGCCCAGAACCCTACTCTGTCTCCGTATGAATTCCAAGTCGTATCCGCTACGCATACGAGTTGTGTAGTCGTGACCGGGGCAACGAGCTACTGCTTTGCGTCTGATGGAGAATACCAGTCGTTGAGCGGTGCAGCGTTTACTCAACTAGGGGCTCAGGGGCCGGCGGGTGCAACTGGCGCGACAGGGGCAACGGGTGCCCCGGGGCCAGCCGGGGCCAAGGGAGCCATCGGAGCGCAAGGAATTCAGGGTGTTCAGGGTATACCGGGTCCGATAGGAGAGACAGGTCCGCCCGGAGCCGCCGGGGCTACCGGGGAGCAAGGGCCTCCGGGCACTATACCTGCATCGTTCACTTGTACTGGGGCCACGGTTACCTCGACGGGCTTAGCACTCTCTGGATGCCCGTGAACGTGTTTCCATCGCTTGCCTTGTATCACTTGTCGTATAGTTCGACGGGACACATGAAACTTCGCAGCCAATGCGCTTTTAGACACACCGAGACTATTGCGTATTTCACGCACTGCTTCGTTTGTCAATTTGGCTCCGATATTATCCTCGCCACGGCTGACCGGAAAGCGTCCTCTAGCGATAGCATCGGCAACATTATCCGCATGGGTTCCCTCAATAATGTGACGCGGGTTTATGCACGAGGCGGTATCGCAAGTGTGGCGAGCGAGAGGATTAGGCCAGCGATTGTGACCGAGAAAGAAAACAAGCCGACACGCTGTTATCGTTTTGCCTTTATACCAGACACGACCATAGCCATCAGCGTCCAAGGAAAATGGCCAGATCAGGCACTCATCGGAGTTGTGGGTCTGAATTGCATTGACGAGGGATTCGTAGCGGGTACAATTAGTGAGCATCGGTGTCCTCCTGAGACATCGTTGTTGGGGCGGATTCGCTGCCGTAAACAGCGGTTCGCCCATTATCCTAACACACAAGGCGCTACTGGCGCACAAGAAGTTTCCGGATGTCCGTAAACATGAAACGCGCGGTACTCATTGTCGCGGTGATGTGGGTGTTGGCTGTGTCCGCGCCTGCACACGCTCAAGTCCAAGTCTCCTACGCCGCGACCAATTTGCCCAACACTTTCACAGCGGCGAATAATTTCTCCATCGGCTTGAACTCCGGGCCGCTCACGCTCACTCAGATCACTGCGCTGACATTCGTCGCTCCCGGCACGATCATCACATGCTCGAATTGCACGACCAACAGCAATCCCTGCACGGTGGGAGCAGCGCAAACCCTCGCTGTCTATCTCAACGGCGCATGGACGTGCAACTTGGGCGGTGGTGGCGGTGGTGGTGGCAGCGTCAATCCCGGAACGCAATACCAACTACCCATATACGCGACCACGGGCAGCGTACTTAGCGCAGATACACTGCTCACTGACAATGGGACTCTACTGGCTTACACGGGGGCCACTGGGATTGCCGCGCCTCAATTTGGCGTCACTGGCAGCGGGGCATTCACGTTCGGCGGCACCTACGGAAACTTTTCCTCGCCCGGTGCGAATCTCTCCCGTTGCGGATTTGGCATCGGCGGGGTATTCTCGTGCTCATTCAACAATGATGCGGTCACCGCAGTGCTACGTTCCGGTGGCGTGGCTGGCACGGACATCACCACTGGTCTGGTTGCGCCACAATACATCGGGAACCTGTCAGCCACATACGTTACGCAAACAGAAGTGGCCAGCGCGAGCGGCGTGGCCAGTCTCGACACCACTGGCAACGTTCCCGCGAATCAACTCGGCAACGTCATGGTGGTTGGCAACAACTACGCACTGTTTGCGTTCTGCTCGGGGAATTCCGGCGGCAGCAACTCAGTATTCGTGATGGTCCCGAGCAGCACTGGCACATCGACCGGATGCAGCACGACCACTGCTTCTGAAATGCCGATCGCCAGCGCCGGCACGATGAAGAATCTGTACGTGAACTCCGTGCACGCCGGGAGCAATGCCAGCAATGTGGTGTTATACGTGAATGGCTCGGCCACGGCGGTTACATGTTCGATTGCATCCAGTACCACATGCAGCGACACCACTCATACAGTAGCCGTGTCTCAGGGCAGCACATGGTCGATCCGGTATGCCCCCGGCGGCACTAGTGACACCGCTCAGGGTATCCACGCCAGCTTCCAAGTCGCCGTGAGCAGTGGATACACGGAGTTCTCATGGTGTCCGGGGACTGTCGGCACAGCCAACGCCGTCTACGCGCTGCTGCCCGTGACCAGTTCTTATAATTGTGCAAGCACCGTGGCCACGGAGATGCCGATCCCGGTCACAGGCACAGCGACCAATCTCTATGTAAATGCCGGGACGCAGGGCTCAAATGCCAGCAACGTCACACTCTACATCAACGGCGCGGCTACAGCACTGACGTGCTCGATCGGCGCGGCGACCACGTGCAATGACCAGATACATCAGATTCCATTCAACGCGGGGAACACTTGGTCTGTGCGCTACGCTCCGGGCGCGGCCAGCGATACTGCCGCGAATATCCAAGTCACTTTTCAGGTGTTTTAGCCCATGCGGAGACTGCTTATATTTCTACTGCTGTCCGCCAGTTGCCTTGCCCAGAGCACTATCGGCGGCAATGGCGTTCTCGGCGGCAATGGTGCCGGGACCATCTCCCAAGCCCCCGGACTGGTGATCAACACCACCAGTCTGTTAGCCGGAATCTACGGGATACATTACAGCGCCACTCTGGCTGCCACCGGCGGGAACCCTCCGTATTCATGGTCGGTATTCACTGGGGCACTACCCACGGGATTGTCGCTCAGTTCCGCTGGCGTTATCAGCGGCACTCCCACGGCTGTCGCCACGTACAATTTCACAGTAAAAGTAGTGGACTCCAGCTCGCCACAGTTGAATGCCACTCAGCCGCTCACCCTGATCATCTCGGCAGCGAACTGTGGGCCGCCTACATATCCTTGCGCGCGCACCGATCGCGCGGTGACGTTTTCTGCTACCCAACTCACCAACATGTGCCCGCCGCAGGCCGGAGTCAATCCGTGCACACCGGGAATCAACGGCCAGTCGCTGATCAACACTGGCTGGCTGTATGGCCGCAACACGATCATGACAGACCCGAATTACAACAACATTCAAATGGTCAGACTGGTTGACTATAGTGACACCCAGCCGCCGTATAATTGTCCCGGCCCGACCGCTGGTCCCGGTGGGTCTGCCGAAGAAAACATCTGGAGTTCGGACAAGCAATATGTCCTGATCGGCTGTAACAATGGCGGCACGCGGCTTCTGCATTTCAATCCCACCACATTGCAAGTCGCAGTAGTAAACGCCCTGACTACCAGCCCAGTGGCTTCTCCGGGGAGCGCAACGATCACCACCAACAACACAACGTATATGCAGGTCAACGTGCCACAACTAGTCGATCCCGGAGCTAGCCAAGAGTTTGTCACACCCACAGCGGTGAACGCAGGAGTGTCATTCACAGCAGTATTTGCCAATACACATCTGAGCGGCGCAAAAGTCACCAGTCAAGGCTACGTCGCGGGCTGGACTGGCACCAATTGCACCTACTGTATGCCTTCCGGCGGGGAATTCGATTATGTCACGGCAGACACATTTTACTCTCTGATCGGCTACCAGATCGAAGAGTTCACGATCTCGAACGCGCTGGCATCCAGTGGCACCGTGGTTGCGGATTTCTCTTACGGCGTGCCTTGCTGGCGGAACTCCTGTCCCGATTGGTCAGGCGGCGGGAACTGGACAGCGGGCACAGTGCTTTTGCCACTCACCAATAATCCCGCGAATGACGCTTTTCAACTAATGAACACCAGCACTCTCCCGTGTGCCAAAGGGGCCACGAATCCGAACTGGGCGAGCACGACTCTCACGATCATCACGGATGGCGCGTGCAGCTTCGTGAACGCCGGACCAGTCAATATTGCCAGTCCTACGTTTATCACCCATTCCTATCCCGGCGTGGTCAGTCACAGCGGTCAGCAGTGGGCAGCGGGACTCGCCAACTTCCAGGGGGACGGCGGCGCGGGCTCGATGCACGTGGTCTATTACAACTCAGCCACGCACACGTATTACTACCACAACAGCGCAACAGGAGCGGTGTTTACGACTGTGTGCTCTGGCGGCACTGGCCCTACCTGTTCTGGTGGTTCATTCTCTGGTCCGACGTTCCAGTCCTACATCATCCCCGGATCGGCTACGTGTACTCCGGCCAGTCCCACATGCCAAGACCTTACACTCCTGCATAACGTGAAAATCGCCAAAGACGGCATCCATATCACCGTTGGCCCACAGAAGTGCGCGTTCGCCACGGTGCAATGCCCAGTCATCGGCGGCGGGAATATCTATTTCTGGGACACGGCAACTGGCGTTCAGTACTGGCCGGATGTATCCCCAGGACATCACGCCAGCGGATACGCCTACCTGTTCGCGGAGAGCGGATATACATCGGCCAACCCTTACTATTATTCATTCGGGATTCCATTTGCGTCCACCGGGACTCTGCAAAAATACTGGAACGCCCGGCAGACTCCGCCTGCGATATGTTCGCCAATTGCGTGTGGTACGAATTCTCCGTTTGACTACCATACCTCTGCGGTAGCTGAGAACTCTAGTGACACGTCCTCGATCTGCGGGGCGACGCTCTCAAATAATTACGGCAACTGGCCTTACAATTACCCCTATTTTGGAGAGGTATTCTGCTACGCCACCGATGGCAGCAACACGGTGTGGCGCGAGGGTCTGAGCTACAACAGCGAAGCGAACGTCGGATTCAATACCTGGGCGAACGTCGGCGGACTCAGCTCGGACGGGTCGCTCTGGGCGAACAGTACTGACTGGTGGAACACTCTGGGGTCCACCAAGGGATTGACGAGTTGTCTCGGCGGATTCAACTGGCAGCCGATGAACACGTACAATCTGAATGATCTCATCGCGCCGGGCACGAACAACGGTCCTGCCGCCGGCGCTGGAGTGTTTCAGGCTACGAGCTGCACAGGGGGAGTGTGTACTACTGGTTCAAAGCATCCGGTGTGGACATCGGGGGTCGGTAATTCCCCGCCGCAGGATGGCACGGTCACTTGGACGAACATTGGTACGAATAGTTGCAATCCGACGATTGTGGTATACAAGCTCAACTAGCAGTCCATTATGGGTATCCCAATTCCCAATCTCGTGTATCTGCTGGCGATGGACGGGACTGTCTGGGTGCCTGGGATTTCCAACACCGGGATTGCTACGACTACCGAGATGGCCGTGCCCAGTGGATCGAGTGCTGTCCCGTGGTATGAGTTGAACGACGCAGTGACTGGTGTGACATATCGACTGGTTGTGCAGCCGTGTCCGACAGTGCCGAGTGGGCCACAGGGCGAGTTGCATATCGACCAGACGACGCCGAATTCCAGCGCCCCGGTGCAATTGCTGGTGAGTGCGCCGAACGCAACCGTATATTTTCTTCAGATCGCTGATGGGATCTTACAGTCCGGCTTGGCGACTCCTGCGAGTGCAAGTTGCAACACTCCTATTCGTATTCTCGCCGATCATGTGCTGGAGCGCCTCGAAGATCCGACAGGTATATTTTGGAATCGACGCTTGGAAGTCTACTCGGCAATTGTCGAGGCGTTAAACGATCTCACCATTCTAGTCGGTCGGCCTGTCATGGGTGTGCAGCTCATATTCAATCTGCAACCGAATTCCGTATGGCAGTTTTTGCCTAAAGGTTTCCTGTGCTTGACTGACATCTACGGGCCGCAGTCCCTGCTCCGGAAGCAAACTCTGTTCGACTACGATTACATCCAGTTCAATTCCGGCTCTGGATGGGAGAACGAGAACTCTACATCAGGCCCGACCACATGGGCTCCTCTGGGCACGAACATGTTCATCGTGCACCCATCAGCAGGAGCGGCGCAACAGGTGCTGTTGAATGCCATCCTCTACCCGGTGGCCGCAGCATGGCCGTATGCAGGTTCAGAAGTGGTGCCGTTTCACCACGAATTCTTCGCCGCCATTGAGTCGTATGCCGCGCACATTCTCAGGTTCAAAGAATCAGGCCCGGATTTTCAGTCCTCAATGACTCTGTACGGCGACTACCTCGCGCAAGCCGAGCGCATGAGTGTCATCGAAACACGCAAAGATCCAATACTCTGGTCGAGATCGTTTGGTACAATGTTCGGGCCGAACCAAATTCCGAAGAGGTGAGTGTAATGCTGCCTGTCAATGACAATACCATCGACCTTCGCAAGTATCGTGGTAAGATCACTCGTTGTCCTCATTGCGCGATCAAAGACGCGACCAAAGCCGACGCCGTGATCGCCGAGCGCATGTCGATGGGCAAGAGTTGTCCATCCTGTCTAGGCTTCGGATTCATCGCTAAGTGCACGAACTGCGGCGGCGACGGCATCTACAAGGGCTCATCCGCGTCATTCGGCGGAGGCGACACACCGTTCCATTCGGCGTGTAATCCTTGCGGCGCGACAGGCATTTTCGCTGTGCGCAAGCCCTGCTGACTGGAAGGACGAAGTGCCTGTCTCTCAAGAAGTTGTAGCCACTTCCTCTGCCGCCGTGTAATACTGTTCCGGTATGGCGCAGGTTGGCTCCGGTTTCCGATCTGTCTGGTCCGTCATGCTCGAAATGAGCTTTGAACTCATCGAGCCATATCTCTATTCGACGACGGCGTCCGCTGTTGCATCCGCTGGGACTGCCACGATCCAGGTCAACACTCTGGGGTACCCGGTTCCGGCAGTCTTTGTCGGGGCTCAACTGGTCATTGACAGTGGACTCTCGCAAGAGATCATCACAGTCACGGCGTTCAATACTACTATTACTCCACCAACAATCACAGCGACATTTGCAGTCCCACATCTGAGTGGTGTGCAGATCATCGGTGCTACATTCCCGACGCAAGCGGCATCCGGGGATGTATTCTTTAGTCAATCCGAGATACTCAGCTATCTTGCTCGCGCGCAAAATGTATTTCTCTCGGACGTACCGATCATATTCGCTCTCAATGCCCAGACGGTGCAAGTGGGACAGACACTGCAACCTTTCCCCTGCGATATTGTCGAGGCCGCACGGATCGCATCGTCGTACCAGAACGTCGCGTTGACATCGCTTATTCGCAGCAGTGGTACAGTCACAGCGACATCTCAATCTCCCCATGGACTATCCGCGAACGAAGCATTTGCTATCATCCAGTCTCCGGACCCCACGTTTGACGGCGCATTCACTGTTGCAACTGTGCCGGATTCCACGCACTGGACATACCCGCAATCGGGGATCAATACCAGCACCAGCGGTGGCGGATTCGCAGGGTTGTGGCTGAGGCTACTCGAAGTATCATTCGAGGAATTAGCCATGCAGAATCCCGCGTGGAGGAACACGTATATCACGTCTCTCCGGAATTGGTTTGAAGACAGACAGGGATTGTACCAATGGGGAACAGGCGGAATCCCAGCGTCAAACTTCCCAGTGGAGATTCTGTGTTCAATCCGGGATACAGACACATTGCAACTCACCGATGGTTTTCTTACGCCGGACGTATTTTTGCACGCCGTCCGCTGGAAGGCTTTGCAGTTCTGTCTGGAGAAGGACGGCGAGCAGCGAGATGCAAATCGCGCTCAGTACTGCAAGATGCGCTATGATCGATTGGTGGTGGCAGTACGCAGATGGTCTGGGTGGGCGAGTGGCATGGGTGGACAAGCACATCAACAGATGGCGATGGCCGGGGCGGGTGGTGGTCAATCTAGAGGCCGTCGATGACGCGGAAAATTAAGTCGCGCAAACTCTCCATGATACTTCTTGGCCGCTTTGTCATACGCCTTCGCGGCTTCTGTTTTTGCCTTAAAACCTCCCAAATGTATGTTCCTTCCGTGTCCTCTTATACAGCTATACCATCTCTTACCGTGAGCGTAAACACCCCTAAAGCCGGATTTGTTAATCGAACGCACTCTGTTTTTACTGTTAACGATATTGTTTCCAGCCGTTCCTTTTCTCAGATTGCTGTCTCTGTTATCCAGTGTGTCATGGTTTTTGTGATCACACCATTCGCCTTTCTTAGCGTTGAGGATGACGCGTTGCATGGCTACAGTCTTTTGTGGCCGTATGCCTTCGGGGTGCGGAATGTTAGTCGCCGCATAAAAGCTCTGTGTGTCTTTATTCCAAAGAGCAAACCATACTTTTTCCATCAACTCCTTATAGCGATGAGCACTGACAGTGGTGTACTGGTCTTGTGTCAATGGGATTTTCCGACAGAGCCCCCCTTTGATCTTAAAGACGCGATTAATGATTGGCGGTTTGTTTGTCCAAATCCAGCACTTTTCACACATCTTGGACTTTTTGTTTTTGGTGCCTTGGCACTGTGGGCAAATGGTCTGCCACGGTTTGTGGCTATTAGCTGTAGAATGGTTTCGCGGCTCGACAACCTGTTTGCTCAGGCGCATGTTCCTACTCCCATAGGACGTGCGGGTCAGGCCGCACTGGAATTATTCTAATGTCACAGGACACGAAATACAAGTCGATTCCGTTTGTATTCAAATCTTCCGGCGTTATGGCTAGGCCCGCCACGGACCAGCCTCCAAATCTTAGTTTCTTCTTAAACGAAAATGGGGTTTATGAAAGGGAGGAAAATTCTGTAAGTTCGAGATACGGTAGCACGTTAATCACAAGGGACGCTATCGGAGTCGGCACCAATAACTATTTTTTCGCAAGCCCACCTGTCGTTCTCGCTCGGATGCTATCACTCTATGGAGCGGCATTTCGATACGCCATCCTAGCCAACGGTGGAGTCTACCGCCGCGCAGGCACCACGCAAGGACCGTATACAGAGATCGCCACCGGCTTGAGCGGCACCCGCTGTTCGACGCTGATACTGACGTGTTTTGGCTCTGCCCAGCCGTACCTGTTCATCTGGGACTCGATCGCGCCATGCAAGGATAGTGGCACCGGCTCCCCGACCACCATAGGCATCGCCCCTCCAGTCGTGCCCATGCTCTCCACGCAATACGCACCAGTATTTCAGATCATAGACTCATTTCAATCCGCAGCCGGGTACGGCATCTCCGGCTCTCTCTCGACCGCTGCCACTGTCGCCGGCGATGACGGCACACCCATACTCGGGGGGAATTACGACCAGTACCTGGATGACTCACTCTCTTACGCGACCGCACCAGACGGCATGATCGCTAGTTCGACCAGCCTCGCGGATAACTCTATCCGGCTCAAGTTCAACACCAACCGGAACAACAACACTTACGATATCGTCTCCCAGAGCAACGCTTACGCCGTGACGGATTCGTTTGTATTCAAAGAAGTCACGTTTGCGTTTGCTTCAAACTCGACCTCAGCCATTGCCAAAACCGTCTCACTGGACCTCGGGAATTATCAGGCTGGCGATCTGATTATTCTGGTCATGCAGGTGTCGAACCCAGCGGCGGTGCAACAAGTCACGGTGCAATTCGATGTCAATGGCAGTGGATACACATCGAGCTATTATTCTAAAACTGTCATCCCGGTCAGCTACCAAGGGAATCTCTCACTCCCACAGACTAACGACCCGACCACCGCGATGGTCAACGAGGTGTTCTCGCTCGCAACCGGAATAGTCAACACTCAGCAACTGGGATCACCAACCACACTGCCAACCAACGACCCGAATCTCTCCGGATTGCAACCATCGCAAATGACCAGTGGCGAGGGATCATGGTCGGTGTGTCTGCTGCAAATGGGAGATTTTCTGCCAGTTGGCAACGCAGGCGAACCCGGACTCGACTGGTCCGCGATCACCGGGTGGCAAGTGCAGGTCGTGACGAACACTCAGGGCTCGACGAATGTCTCGTTCAACGGTCTGTATGTGCAAGGGAGTCCAACCGGGAATGGGATTAACACGAATGCTGGACCGAGCAGTTATGGTGGTGTCGGATATGACGCCCGGTACACGTACTGGGACGCGAACACTTTTACGGAGTCCAACCCATGCGCTTTGGCGAATTTTTCAGTGACTCAATCGAATCCCGGCGGATCTAGTACTCTAGTCGTCCTCCGTCAAGCCATCAACATGCAGGGGCAATACTCCACCAATCCCCGTGTCACCCACGTCCGCATCTACGTGCGCGGCGGAGTCTACGGTGACAACTGGTACTACGCGGACCAGATTCCGAATATCACCGGGAACGCGACATTCAGCTACAGATACATATTCCCGGACACAGTGCTTCAACAGGGCAATATTCTGAATCTGCAAAATGACGTGCCAGTCACGAGTACGCTGCAAAATCCGATCTCGACCACGATGACGAACGGCGTTAACCCCCCAGTGGGGACGAACATTCCACAGTTTGTGACGGTCCACGTCGCGCAGGCATCAGCGGTGTTTGTCACTGGGCAGATCGTGGTGCTAGGTAATCCCGCGAACGAAGAAGAATGCTACGTGGTGAACGGTGGCACTGGGACGTTTAACTGCTACGTGTTCCTGCCGCATGTCCCCGGGGAGCCCGTGCAGGCATTCAGTCAACCTGCGATCGCGTGCAATCTGGCGGCAAGTGGATATGGACAGGTGTGGCTGGCTGGCGACCCGAACAACCCACATTTCCTGTATTACACACCGAAGGGGAATCCGGAAAATTGTCCCCCGCAGAACTATATCCCCAGTCCCGGTGGACCATCTGACCCGATCACGGCGGTGTTTAACTTCCGTGGGACCATTTACGTTCGCACGCATTCTACTCACTATCAAGTGTTCCCCGGCAATCCGCCGTACATGCAGACCACAGGCTCAAAGCATGGCTCACCCGCGAGTTTCGACTGGTGCATCACGGAGAATGAAGTCTGGGAATGCTCGTATGACGGTATAAGGGCTTTTTCTGGCAGTGGCAGCACATACAAGTCGCTTATCATCGAGTGGCTATTTCGGAATAATCCGCTGACACCGATCACGCTGGTGAATCTGTCACAGTTGAGCAATGTGATCTCGGTGTTCAAGAACAACACGATCACCATCGCATACAACGGTCAAGATGGGAACATCCACAGGCTGCGCTACAACACTTCCTATCAGCGTTGGCGGAATGACGACGTGGCCGCGACCGCTATGCTGGTAGAGACAGACACGAATCAGTTCCTGTACTCGTACCCGATTACCGCTGGCACGCAATCCGGCTGGGCGATTGCATTCGAGGATATTAACCGAGACTACGATGATGGCGGCTGGGTGAATGGTGCACTGGTACAGGTGCCGATCGCGCTCAACCTCCAGACTCCCTATCTCGATCTCGGCACCCCGAACAATCAGAAACAGTGGAATAACGTTACCGTCGATGCCAACCCGAACAACCAGACGATCACGGCGGAACTTCTGTTCGACGACAACAATGGATCGGTAGCGCCGATAGTGCTGGGTACGTGCGTGGGGGGCATCCGGCAGAAATTCCAGTTCCCAGTGAATGCCGGATTGGGTCAGCAAGCGTACCGTGCCAGCGTGCAACTGACATCCAGTGTGACCGCCGCTCCGATTATTTACCAAGCCGACATCGACACGGCGTTGCTCGCGGAGCAGAACGCGACATATGATTCGTACTGGATCAAGTTCGGTGTAGACGAATCAAAGCTAGTCAAGCAAACATACATCGACTACACCTGCGCGCTACCTCTAAGCGTCAGTGTATACGCGGATGGAGGGACTGTGCCGTATTACACGTTCACATTAGCCGCCAACCCCACACGCAGCGAAGTCCCGACGCGAGTACGCATGCCAGCAATAAAATTGAGATTGTTCCGCATGGTCATTACTATCGTCAACGGCACACCGGAGACGGGGCAGTTTCAAGTTTGGTCGGCTATTCAGGTGGATCAGAAAATGATCATCGGTCAGGGCGCGAAGGGATATAATCGCTCGGAATTGGTATCGCAATGACCGCTGCCGCAGCCACATCGACGGTGACAAGCGTGAGTGTGAATCGGCGGGCCAGCCGCACTGTGCCCCCACCTGCGCCTACTACCTCTGCCACCATCCGCATCCACTGCCACGTGGTCTGCTCGATCCGCTATCACCATGATGGGCGGATACGTGAAAAGAAACGCTGTGACTCCATACCAGTGTTCCGAGTGTTCACGCCAGCGCCACTGGACATGTGCAATGTGCATTTCAACGAGTACTTTGAGTCGCATGAAATAGCAGTAGACATGGTGATGAGACTGAGCGACAACGAGGATGATTTCGTGGCCGGGAATTACAAAGCCAGCCGGTTCAACAAACGTAGTGATCGAGCAGACGTGGATGCGGATGATCCCGATGAGCCGATCTGCCAAGTGCCCAAGCCAAGGATGCGCGCCAAGAGGTAACTGTCTGCCATGCCCACTCAATCCTCCACTCCGCCGGCACCACTTCAGCAAATCACTCTCACTGAAGACGATCTCAAAGACCCCGGACTCGGACTCGTCAACAACCAGCTCACCAATCTGGTGCAGATGGTTAATTATCTGCTTGGCCACGCAGGAGTCCCCACGCTGAAATCCGGTGCCAATCTCAACGGTCAGCCTCTTAGCAATGTTGGTGAGCCACAATCCGATGGCGATGTGGTCACACAGGGATTCGCCAAGAATAATTATGGCGCAGCAGCCTTAGCGCCACAGTTTCAAGCACTCGGCAAACAAGTGTTCCAGTCATACCGCCGGGTCAACGACCGGGTGCAGCGGGAAAAGTACTCGTCATTCCTAAACGACGCGCTGACCATCGCACCGTCCAGCAATACGTCTACTGTCTCTTTCGGGTCGCTCTCTGGTGGATTCGTGCCTGTCACAGTCTCAGGCGGATACCATCAACTCATGGACGGGTCGCAGATCGCGTATGCCGCGTATAACGATTCGCTGCCTGTACCAACGTCGTATTCGATCAGCGGGACTCTCAGTCGCTCTGCTGGTGTTGTGAGCGGTAGCACTACCATAGCGAACACTCTCACTCCCGGAGAGACTATTACCATTGCAGGTGTGGGAGACACGTCATTCGATGGACAGTTTGTGCTGGTCACGGCATCGAGTCCTAATTTCACATACAATCAGGTCGCGCCGAATGCCACCACAACTGGCGGGAGCATATCACTCAACGGAGTTTTTTATTACTCAAGGCGAGCTGGTCAGAATGTGCTATTCCGCACTGGGCCTTTCAGTACAGATAGCTGGTCCAATAGAGTTCAGTCGGGTCTGGATGGGTCCACCGCGCTGGCTGTGGTAGTGGTTAACAGCGCAGGCGGCGACACCACGAACTCTGCTGGAGGTGGAACATCCCCGCCGACCAATAATGGAGCCGCACCCAGACTGTTCGGGAGACTGTAAGCGTATGCCGGAACTCAAACTGATCGTACATTCCACTGACCTCGACATGATCAATGGACATTACACTGTGACTGCCTCCATTGAGGAGCACGCGGACGACGGCACAGTGATCGCTTCAGCGGTGGAGTCATTCGGAATCAGCCAAGAGGAGTTGCAGTTGAAATACGAGAGCAACCCCGAGCGATGGCGGGACACGTTGATCGCGGAGACGCTAAAGCGGCATCATTATTTGCGGCAGCAAGTCAACGTGTCGCTGATTTCGTGGCGTGGCAAGCGGTTTACAATTGTCCCTTGACAATCGTTAACACTATCGTTTACATTTAGCTCCGTGAGCAAGTCCACTACAGCCAGCAAGTCCCGTAAGCAACCATCCGCGCCAGAGCCAGTCGCAGCGCCATCCGCATCTGTATCCGCGTATCGATCGCACGCGCGTTCCATCACCAGCCGAGTGGTGATCGGCTTCCGCATCGATCCCGGACTCAAGGACTCATTGCACAAGAAATTGAGGCAGAGGAAGATGCGGAGCCTGAGCGATCTCATGGAGACTGTGGTACGCGAGTGGCTGGATAAGCAGGATGAACTAGCGGTCAACACATCGAGGTAAAGAGCAATGCCTGTAGACACAGATGTACCTGCCGCCACCGCTGCCAAGCCATTCACCGCCACTATCACCATCGACGGGAATGTTCGCCCAGAACTTGTGGCAGTCGAATTCCGCAAAATCCGGGACGCATTCAACTACGTCTACCGCGCCGCGATGATCACACACGGGACTCCAGTCTACAACCCCATGATGCAGGGACTGGCGGCATGCGCGATCAACCTGGAGCAGATGATCAACGCGATTGATCCCCCGAGAGTGGTGCCGGCGGCGGGACAGTCGAATCACGTGATCTCGGGGCAGGGGAGGGCATAGTGATAGTCAAGGGTGGAACACTACCTCAGTTCGAGATTCAAGAAGACTTTCCCCTTCCCCTCAAGGGTGGCGGACTGCCAGTGCACGCAGAGTACGTGTATACGCCTCCGCCACCCTCCCCCGATGACAGTGCCGAGCGACGGAAACGAATATTCGACTGGCTGAAGTGCAAGAAGAAGAAGAAAGAGTAATCGATATGGCGACCACGACCACTACTGCAATCACACCTGCACACGCCTCCCACGACGAGATCATCAACTTCGTGCTCATTACCGTCTCCGAGGAATCCGGCAGGCCAGCGACACTCGACTCCGACATGGCAGACAGTCTCGATCTCGACTCGCTCGATTACGTGAACATCGCCCAGCAGATCGAGGAGAGATTCGGGATCGGACCAATCCCCGATAGTGATTTATTCAAGCTGGTCACGGTCGAACAGGTCGTGTTCTATGTGGAAGCGTGGCTGGCGGAGAAGGCTAAAATTGCGTCGGCGGTTGCAGCGCATGAGTAAGGCTCGTGACATCATCGCCGGGTGGCCGCGAGGACGGTCCACCAGCACGTCATCGTATTATAAATACGAAGCCGAAATGCTGATTTTTATGCTGTTTGGCAGAACTCACTGGAGTGCCCCAGATTTATTCCGAGCGGAAGATGAACTCGCTGCCAATTCCGTATACCACCGTGAGCAGCAGCGCATGTTCGATTGGTACGTTTCACAATACCGCACACCGAAAAGTGAAATGATGGTTGACTGTTGTGGTAGAGAGATAAATGTCAGAGCGCCGCGCAATGGATTTGTGTTAGAGGGTTTGGATTTATGCTGGCAGACATCAGAGGAGGATACACTACCAGAGCACCTAGGGGACAGGCGGGGCGTGAATGGGTGATAGCATTCTAGAAGTATTTCGCGCTGACGAATGGCGTCTAGGCAACTGTCAGGTCATCCCCTATGACCGCCGCAAAGTAGACGTGTTCGGTCGCGGCTACCTGCAATATCTCTACAAGCAGTGTCTGGACTCTCGGCCATCCGATCCGTTCGGCGTCCTGCGCGAGTCGTTCTGCGGCATGACCGATCTGTCTGCCGATACCATCTGTGCCTACCTGCATTCCCGTCCAGTTCTCCTGCTCTTGTGCATCCACACATCCCCTACTGAATTCACTCCAGTCGGATTCGCGTACCCCACGATGCTGTGTGGCGCTCCGATGAACGTGGCAGATGGCGAGAGATCGATGTTCGCAGGGTTCGTCTATTTTCGCTCGGCGTGGGGCACACCGGAATTAGAAGTCCTCGGCATGCTCGGATTGGCTTATTTATTTTCCCAATTCCGGTTGCTCGCGGTGCACGGACAACGCTATGCTGGGCACAGGCTCGCCGCGCGGTACATGGCAAAGTTTGGCGCGCGTGATGTGGGGACGATTCCGCATTACATGATGCAGGATGGCAAGCTGGTATCGTGCACGGTCAGCACATTGCTGCGGACGGACTTTGAACAGTATTGCCGGAAATCACTCTTATCACTCGCTGGCGAGGGCATCCTGAATGAGCGGCAAAGGCAGCACACCGGGGATCAGCCCAGCGACGCAGACAGCGCTCACCACGGATGAGACAGCGCTAGTCGGAATTGCAGGCGAGCAAGCGGCCAATAGTCAGCAAATCTATAATCTGGAAGAACCTGGACTGCAACAGTCCACGGACTTCTATAGCTCGCTCGCCAGTGGAGATCCCGCTGCGATCATGCGTGCCATTGCCCCAACGGCTCAGGCTACCTCTGCCGCCACTGCTGGTGCCAAAGCCAACATCATGGCGAACGATCCAGCAGGCGGCGAAAAGAATCTCGCGCTCGAACTCGCGGATGTCAATCGAGGCAGACAGATTGCCAGCACTGCGAGTGGCGCATCGATTGGTGCTGAGAATGCGCTCGCCAAAATGGGCACGAGCGGTGTAGGGCTATCCGGCAGCCTAGCCAGCGGCGCTACCAGCGCGTACGGCGCGGCATCCGGGTCTACGCTCGGTTCTGGCGGCCTGCAACTCCAAGGACAGCAATTACAGATGCAGCAAAAAGGTCAATCGCTCTGGCCAGTCGGTGGCGGCAAACAAGGACTCGGATCGGTCGGTTCCGAAGCTCTCGGTGTCGGCAGCGGCGGTGGTGGCGGATTCGGCGGTGGTGGCGGAGGCTTCGGTGGCGGTGACTTTAGCGATGAACTGAGCACTCCCGGAGGAGGATTCAGTGCTGGTTGGGGTACTGATGGATCTGACTTCGGCTCTATGGGCGCGGCAGGCGATATGAGTGCGGCAGGTGACATAGGCGTTTTTGCTTAGAGCATGGCAACTCAATCCAATCCGTTATTGCCGTATGATCCTAATGCGGCTCAGCCACTGGATAGTGGTAGTGCTGCGGGTGCGGATAGTGCCGCCGCTGCGGGACCGCAACTCCCACCGATTACTGCGCCGCCGAGAATGTCCATACCTGAACAGCCAAGTGCTGGCACAGGTCCACAATTGCTCCCCGGTGCCAAGGGTACGAATCTTGGTGTAGCGTCATATCTTGGCGAGTCTCTGCTCAAAGGCATCATGCAGGGACGTGAGCGCTACCAGCAGATGCAGGCGTACAAGGCGCAGCGCCTCAGCAATGGACTACAGTATAACTATCAAACTCTCGCAAATAATTACTTGGCCTTGATCAAGTCCGGTGCAGACCCAAAGTCCCCTGAAGTGCAAAAGGCTGATCTGCAACAGCGCACCGCGTATCAATCCCTCATGCAGATGCGCGGTAACTTCATTATGGGGCAGGATGGAAAATCGAAAAAGAAAAAGGGGCAGGATGATCAGGACCCTATGCAAATGTTTATGTCATCCGACCCCAAGACGAAGATGAAGGGTGCTTATCTGCTTCAGATGAAAATGTTCCAAGGTGGGGTAGGGACACCTGCTAATGCAGCGGCGCTTCCGTATACGACACCCGAGTATCAGGCTCAGAAGAAACTGATGTCCAGTCAGCAGACACTCTCTCAGGGCAACGTCGATGACAAGCTGCAACTCCGCAACCTGGAGATGGCGGATACATCCAAGATGACTCCCGAGCAGAAATCCGCGCATGAGCAGCAGGTTCAGGGATTGCGTGATCGTCTTGGGGAAGCTGCATCCGGTTACAAGCAGACTGAGAAGATTCTGAAGACTTGGGTTGGTCCAGATAACAAAGAGCACGCTCTGAAGCAGAGGGCGAACGGGGAAGAATACGAAGAGATTCTCGGAGATGTACGGCAAGCGCCGGGATTGACGTCGAGAGAGTCCGACACTACCAGCACTGACAATTTCGGCAATGTGACTCACTCGCAAACTGTACGTAAGCCATTGATCGGTGCACCTGCTGGAGCGAGTACGACGCCAACCACTACTGCTGCTGGTCATACCCAGACTCCGACTGCTGCCGCCGGATCATCCCCCGCTGCGTCTGCACCTGCGCCTGCATCGACTCACAAGCCCGCAGCACAGCCTCCATCACCCGCTGGCTTGCCAAAACTCGACGCCGATGGGCACATTCCTGCCGGGCACGCGAACCCGAATATCACCGAGGCCGCCAATCAGCTTCTCGATGGCACTGACAAGGACAAGCTACCGATGAAAGCCCGTGAGCCTGCTGCGGCACTGGCCCGCAAGTATGGTTGGGAGCAGGGCAAGTTCACACCCAAAGAACAAGTGATGTTGAACGAGTCCAGTACGTTCCTGAAAAGCGCCATGACAGATCCGTCATTAGCCGCGCTGGATGCGCCATTCACGGATCGTCTGCAACTCGCACAGGCACTGAAAGCACCTGACAAAGAAGGGCTGACAGGCAGCGTGCTTACACTTGCATCCGCGCAGAATCTCGATCCACAGCAAGTGGCGTTCGTGCAGATGTACAATCAGCTTGTCGGTACGGTATCCGGTATGTCGCAACTGGTGCGCAGCGGTCGTGCCACAGAGGCCACCATCGAGCGTCTGAAAGCCGAGTTACCGAATCCTCTCACCACCAA